GCCAACCCAGTGGTTCAAGCCAACCCAGTGGTTCAAGCCAACCCAGTGGTTCAAGCCAACCCAGTGGTTCAAGCCAACCCAGTGGTTCAAGCCAACCCAGTGGTTCAAGCCAACCCAGTGGTTCAAGTCAACCCAGTGGTTCAAGCCAACCCAGTGGTTCAAGTCAACCCAGTGGTTCAAGTCAACCCAGTGGTTCAAGTAACCCCAGTAAGCCCAGTGGTTCAAGCCAACCCAGTGGTTCAAGCCAACCCAGTGGTTCAAGCCAACCCAGTGGTTCAAGTAACCCCAGTAAGCCCAGTGGTTCAAGCCAACCCAGTGGTTCAAGTAACCCCAGTAAGCCCAGTGGTTCAAGCCAACCCAGTGGTTCAAGTCAACCCAGTGGTTCAAGTAACCCCAGTAAGCCCAGTGGTTCAAGCAACCCCAGTAAGCCCAGTGGTTCAAGTAACCCCAGTAAGCCCAGTGGTTCAAGTAACCCCAGTAAGCCCAGTGGTTCAAGTAACCCCAGTAAGCCCAGTGGTTCAAGTAACCCCAGTAAGCCCAGTGGTTCAAGTAACCCCAGTGGTTCAAGCCAACCCAGTGGTTCAAGTAACCCCAGTAAGCCCAGTGGTTCAAGTGGCTCAAGCGATCCATACAGCAATCCGTATAGTCAGCCGTGTGAATGTATTTGTGAACCCATGAAGGAAATTGTGCTGAGTGAGTTCAAGTTTAACTGCGATACCATGGAGTGGGAGCTAGAAAGCAGCACTGTGTTAGCTGGACCGTTTCAAGATGTTCCAGATGGGTGGTATCCGGGAGGCCTGCTTCATGTGTTGAATAAGTTTACATTTACGAGCACTGATACTCGTATTAGATGTGTTGGCAAATGCGTCACTTGTTATCATTTTGGAGGGGAGGGGATACATGTTAATAACGTCACCATAGAACCCACAGCCCCGCCTGACGACCCCTGCAAGTTCGTATATGTCAAATCAGTCATAGTGGACCCCTGCACACAATTTGATTGCGTGGCGTTAGCCATGCGTGAGGTCGACCCTGCACAGGGAGAACCGCCAAACCCAAATACCAATCCACCTCCGGGGTGGGACCCAGTTAGAAGTGGTTGTTGTGAGAGTGGCCCCAGTGGCTCCAGTAATCCAAGTCATCCCAGTAATCCAAGCCATCCCAGTGGCTCCAGTAATCCAAGTCATCCCAGTAATCCAAGCCATCCCAGCGGCTCTAGTAACCCAAGTCATCCCAGTAACCCAAGTCATCCCAGTAACCCAAGTCATCCCAGTAACCCAAGTCATCCCAGTAACCCAAGTCATCCCAGTAACCCAAGTCATCCCAGTAACCCAAGCAGTGGTTCCAGTGGTTCCAGTGGTTCCAGTGGCTCCAGTGGCTCCAGTGGCTCCAGTGGTTCCAGTGGTTCCAGTGGCTCCAGTGGCTCCAGTGGCTCCAGTGGCTCCAGTGGCTCCAGTGGTTCCAGTGGTTCCAGTGGTTCCAGTGGTTCCAGCACCCCATATGAAGAATGTGGGTGTGACGTGTGGACCGATCAGTTTGTTGACTTCCACTTCGTCATCACAGATATCCCCGTGATAGAGAGTTGCTCCCTCAACCTGCGGCTCATCCAGTCAACTGACCCCAGACGATATATCCTTACCACGGGATCATTTGATAGAACATGTGAAGGTCTGGAAGGTGGTGGAACAGTCAATAACGCCAGCTTGACGTTTGATGACACCAATGATTGCATTGCCACCCTGACCACCATTATCAGAGGGAAGTCGACTACGTGGGGCCTCAAGCGAGACAGCACGGATTGTGCGTCATTCTACACTACTACCCCCGGATCGGGGTTGCCTGGAAACCCCCTACTGGGTACATCAGTTACCCAACTGCATTAATCTTAGCCAACTGGATGGGATCATGCCTCTACCCCTAGCAAATAATGCGCTGACGAAATTGATCTCCGTGCTCGACACAGGTGACACCATTGTGCATCTCGGTGACACCACGAAGTTCCCGGCGCAAGGCGCCGTGGTCATCGCGACGGCGATTCCTGGGGTAGTAGAGATTGCGCGATACAGCTCTAAAACAGATCACACTCTCCTGCTATCTGCGCGTGGTATCATGGGAACCACAGCAGCCCTTCACCCCGTGGGGGCATACTGCGGTCTCAGCATCTTGGCGGAACACTTCATTGAACTCCAAGTCGGTGAGGGGGACGAGATCGAGCGTATCCTGATGGGGAATACACTGGGTCCCCAAGACGTCGGGAAGACCTGGTTCGATACCTACTTCAACGAGTTCTTTGAATGGACGGGGTCTGAGTGGATGGTTCCACTGCTTGATCGAGTCTCGGGTACTGGGGTTGCTGTTCAGGAGTTCATCGGGGGTGTCACTGAGATCCTGGCAAGCGCGGACTACAATGGTGGTGACCGCTGGATCAACACGGATACAGGTGAACTCCTGCGTTGCGTGGTATCCCCGCGCACACGAACACTTGCAGACTGGATTCCGATTTCAGGAGCCACGGGATCTCAGGGGCCAACCGGTGAACCTGGACCACGTGGAATCCAGGGTGTCGCCCCTGCCAGCGGGATCCAGGGTCCGCAGGGCCCCGTTGGACCACGTGGGGTCCGTGGTGCCCAGGGTGCCGATGGCATCCCAGGTGTCACGGGTCCACAGGGAATTACTGGCCCCATCGGACCCATGGGACCACGGGGAGCCGAGGGTGCACGTGGACCCACTGGCTCCACGAGTACGACACCGGGTCTGCAGGGCATCCCTGGGATAAGTGGTCACACGGGTCCACAGGGCACACAAGGCCCCGCGGGTCCCCGAGGTGGTACCACGGCGAGTGCGACATCAGTTGATGGTCCCCGTGCGAATTACGACTCCCAGCCCGTAGGATTCATGTGGTGGGATATCGCGCTGGATCAGGTCTGGTTCCGGTCAGCTGCAACGCTCAGCTACGAAGGCAAGATTAACGCGAACTTACATAGACAGAACACAGTAGCCGTGCTCCCCAGTGGTGGTGTTCTCTTCGCAGGAACAAGTACATTTACCGAACCCACATGCGTGACGTGGATAGAGGTTAAGGCGATATCCGCGAATGGTGACCACGTCCTTGGTTTGAAGACCAATGGTACCGTGCTTGCCGTTGGCGGTAACTATTATGGTGAGCTCAATGTCGCCGGGTGGTCGGAGGTCATTGCAGTTTCAGCTTCGTACAACTTATCTGTTGGACTCCGCGCCGACGGCACACTGGTGAGCGCCGGGGATACCTCTCAAGGGCGGCGTGGTCTAAATGGGTGGTTGTTGGTCAACCAGGTCGCCGCTGGAAACCAGAGCACAGTTGGTATCAAAGATGATGGCACCGTGGCCACCAAGGGGCGCAACGTCAATGGTCAGCTGAACACCACGGGGTGGTCAAATATCTCTCAACTCGCCTGCGGTTACGAGTTCACGGTTGGGCTTCACCCCGACGGCACCGCCATTGGTACAGGATACAATGTCAACGGTGAATACAATGTTTCGACATGGGAAACCCTTACCCAGATCGCGTGTGGGTACAACCACACGCTGGGGCTCAAGGTAGATCAAACCGTGGTTGCCACGGGGTTAAATACATCTGGGCAGTGTGATGTCTCATCATGGCTAGGTGTCACCAAAGTTCGTGGTGGTGGTGCACACTCACTGGGGCTCCTCACCGGCGGCACAGTGGTTGGTGCCGGCAGTAACGCCAATAACCAGATCGCGGTCTCGGGGTGGAATGGGATCGTGGACATCGCATGCGGGGAGCTCCACAGCCTTGGGGTTCACACCGATGGTACAGTGGTGGCCACTGGAGACGACACCTACGGGCAGTCCTCGGTAACAGGGTGGTCTGGGATCTCACAGTTCCATGTCGCCTGCGGGTACGACAACGTCATCGCCACAGATGATTTAGGAAAGTATCACACCTTAGGGGACAACACCTACGGCCAGCTCACAGCGGTGCCAACCTGGGGGCCTGGGGTGTGGCCAATCGCAAGTGGAACCGGTCACGTCGTCGGAATCATAGCAGGAAGCGCCGTCGCGGCGGGGCTTAATGATTACGGACAATGTAATGTGTCAGGCTGGTCAAATGTCCAAAAGGTGTACTGCTGCAACTTGTCTACTATCGCCATCTACGGCGCATATGGAGAGGTTGTCGCCGTTGGAAACAATGACTACGGACAACTCAACTTATACGATGAATGGTATGGGTACCAGTACCCGTGGATGAACATTGCAGCCATCGCGATGGGGCCCTCCCACACCCTGGCGCTTGATAGCTACGGTGGCGTTCGTGGGGTTGGTGACAACTGGGTAGGGCAGCTCAGCTTCAGTTGGTATTATGGTTACATAGCAGTCGCAGCTGGTAGCGGGTTCTCGTTGGCGCTGGATTCATCCGGGTACGTCAGTTATGCAGGAGACACGTGGTCACCTGTCTATTATACGGTTTCCACGTGGTCAGGAATAATTGCGATCGCAGCTGGTTATTGGTTCGCTGCTGGGCTTCATGCCGATGGCACTGTATCCGTTTCAGCTACAGACCCCGCAGACCCCCTGTACGCGGCAACTGCATGGACAGGCATTGTCGAGATCTACGCGGGCCCCAACCATCTCGTCGGACGACGTGCAGATGGCTCCGTGGTCGGTGTGCTGGGCAACTCTTACTCCGCCGACATCGGGCTTGGGAAGTTCCTACCCTGGTCCAATGTGGTCTCCGTGGCCTGTGGGCGCAATCACTCCGTGGGGCTCCATGCCGATGGTACCGTGATCGCAACGGGGCAAAACACAGATGGTCAGATTAATGTGTCGACATGGACTGGGATCATCGCAGTGGTCTGTGGACCCACGCATACCATAGGGTTGAAGCCAGATGGCACCGTCGTGGCCACTGGTAACAACGCAGATGGTCAAGTCTCAATTTTCCCGTTCTCGGGGATCACTAAGGTGCGGGCGAAGCAAACCTGTGTTGTCGCTCTGAAGTCCAATGGAACCCTACTGGCTACAGCGGGGTCTGACCAAAGTTACTATCAGCCAGGTGGAATGCTTGATCTCGGATCCTTTGTAGACGTCGTAGATTTTGATCTCGCAGATCACCACTTGGTTGCCGTGTTCTCAGATGGTACTGCGAGATCTACTGGGCTATCCAACCCATACGGGGAGATGAACGTCTCGACCTGGGATAACCTCGCCTCTGTAAAGTGTGGCAGATACTGCACAGTTGGTTTGAAGCGGGATGGTACCGTTGTCGCAGTAGGTGACAATAGTCGTGGTATGCTCAATGTCTCGGGCTGGAATGGGATCGTCGCGATTTCAGTGGGGTACTACGAAGTCATCGGATTAAAGTCAGACGGCACCCTCGTAGGCACCTTTGGAGGTTACTCATCCTACTACGGTGAACTCGAGTTTAATGCTGGGTGGCACAACCTGATTGATATCGATGGGGGTTATCAATTCACTGCTGTGCTCCGCGCCGATGGGGTTGTCTTAGCCAAGGGTAACAACGACGTCGGACAATGTAACGTGGGGGCCTGGGCAGGGGTAACCCAGATTGCATGTGGTGAACAGGTCACACTGGGGAGACTGTCCACTGGAGCCGCAGTGGCCACTGGGCTTAATACCTCGGGGCAGTGCAATGTCAGCGGGTGGACAAATATCGCTCAGGTAGCCAGTGGGGCCAGTTTCTCCGTGGGTCGCAAGGCAGATGGCACCGCAGTTGGTGTGGGATCTAACGCCAACGGACAAATCAATGTGGGCTCATGGACCACCCTGATATCAATTGCTGCAGGTTACGGGGGTTCATTCACAGTGGGTCTCAAGGCAGACAATACTTGCGTGGCCACTGGATTGAACTCATCTGGTCAATGCAATGTCGGGGCCTGGACTGGTATCATTGCGGTCGCCGCGGGGTATCAGCATTCCGTGGGGCTGAAAGCAGATGGCACCGTTGTCGCCACGGGGTCCAATGCCCAGGGTCAATGTAATGTTGGGGCCTGGACAGGTATCGTTGAAGTCACCTGCAACAGAGTTGCAACATTCGGTCGCAAAGCAGATGGATCCCTGGTATCCACTGGAGCCTCCATTGCAGCACTTGCTCCGGCTGCAAAACTAGCAGTCGGCAACGATCACTACCTATGTTTGAAAGCGGATAACACTGCACGTGGCACAGGAGGTAACTCGAAATGGGAATCCACGCTGGTCGAATGGGATCTCATCACATGAACTATGTAATAGCGAAATCAAGGTGGTGTAGTCATGGCTGATCTCTGGTTAGGCCCACTTCCTGGTAAAGGTGTCATGGGTCCAGCGGGGCCCCAGGGTCCCACGGGTCCACGTGGATCCCGGGGTCCGCAGGGCCCCCAGGGTGCATGGGGTCCACAGGGCACCAGGGGAGTCCAGGGCGACAGGGGTCCACGTGGGGTCCCCGGAGATACGGGACCACAAGGTATTACTGGAATCCAGGGGGTCACCGGACTACCCGGGTTTGATGGCGTCACGGGACCTCGAGGCATACAGGGACCACGGGGTCCCACGGGTCCCCTGCGTCAGGGTCCACAGGGTCCCCCTGGAGACATCGGGGATGCTGGTAAAGACGGTAATCGTGGGCGCGACGGTCTCCAGGGCCCACCTGGGGACAGGGGACCGCAAGGACGCCAGGGGGCACCAGGTCCCCAGGGCCCACGGGGGCCAGATGGGGTTCCCGGACCCCAGGGTGACCAGGGCCCACGCGGGCACCAAGGTGACCCCGGCCCCAAGGGAATCAAGGGATCACCGGGGCCACGTGGGGCCACCGGGATTGGGCCGACGGGGCCCAGGGGTATCACGGGTCCGCAGGGGCCAGAGGGAAAGACCTCAACGGGTCCCCAGGGGCCGCAGGGCCCGCAAGGCAATAAGGGGCCATTGGGACCTCAGGGGCCCCAGGGGCCTCCAGGTGGACGCGGTCGCCAAGGCTTCCAAGGTGCCGACGGTGGCTTTGGGCCAGTGGGTCCCCAGGGTGACACAGGGGATACAGGGGAGCGCGGTGAACCCGGAAGAGTGATACCAGGCCCAACGGGTCCAGCGGGGGCCACTGGTCCTTGTGATCTCACGACGTGGCCAGCGCAACCTCCATGCAACCACGACCACGCCGGGGATGTCCTGTCACCCGTCCGTGTTAAAGCAGTGACCACGTTGACACCAGTTCTCGATACCACGTTGCTGCGTGCGGGGTCGCTCATAGTTGCCGGCAGGTCTGCTGGGCCTACTGTAGTCGAGACCTGCGGCGACACCAAGACTCTATTGGGGTACTGAATGGCACTGCCAATTCAAAACAACACGATTACTCGGTTGGCCACTGCGCTCCTCGCCGATGCCGAGGGCCCCGATTCCTATGTTGAAATCATGGATGCCACGAGGCTGGATCCCCAAGGCGGAGTTGTGGCCGTGGGTACCGGCCTCGAGGGTACCCCCAGTGAAGTCATCGGGTACTCCTCGATCTCTGGCAGATTCCTCATGGGGCTCTCACGTGGCCTCCAGGGTACCCAGGCCGTGCTCCACGCCGCCCAGGAACTCGTTGGACTCGTGATCACCGCGGGGCATGTCGCCGAGCTCCAGGTCCAATTTGGAACCACGGTTCAGCGCCTCGCGATTTCATTGAGCCGTGGTGACACCGGGTTCCGGTGGTATGACACCGACCTCAATGAACTCTACATCTGGTTCATCCATTCTTGGGTGATCGCTGCGAAGATCTACCCCAGCCCGTTTTCATCTTCGGCCCCATTCAAGGAATGGAGGTGCCCGCGGAGTTGGGTTCTCGCCCGTGAGTATTCACAGGGCGACCGCTGGATCGAGGACGCCGGAAATTTCTCTTTATGGTTGTGCACTGCGAATACACGGACGAACACCATTGCGGACTGGACTGAGATCGGGGTGGGGGCCACGGGGCCCCAGGGTCCAAGTGGCCCCCAGGGCCCCCAGGGTATAACAGGCCCAGGTCTCCCGGGCCCACGTGGTCCAAGTGGACCCCGGGGTCCCAGTGGCATCGCGGGTCCCCAGGGCATCCAGGGGACCCCAGGGCTACAGGGTCCCCCGGGACCCCAGGGTGACACCGGAGTCAGTGGTACCCCGGGGCCAACGGGGTCGATGGGTACAGTGGGTACCCCCGGTATCCAAGGTGTTCAAGGTCCCACTGGGGTAAGCCCGCCTGGCCCCACCGGAGTCGCGGGCCCCCGTGGATTCGATGGAACCAAAATACTCAATGGTGTCGGCGATCTTTCGGGGAGGCCCCCAGCGGGGAGTGTCCCCACGGGTTATACCTATCTCGCCGTTGATGTCGCCGTGGTCTACACGCGTACGGCGAGTTCGACATGGACTTCTCAGTCCTGGGCGCCCCAGGGGCCACAGGGTCCACAGGGTATCCCGGGGACCACACCTGGTGCCATCGGGGCCACGGGCCCACAAGGATTCAGTGGTATCCAGGGAATCCCTGGTATCACAGGTGTCACCGGTGCACAGGGCCCCCAGGGGCCGCAGCAACAAGGTGTTCAGGGACCCCAAGGTGACCAGGGTCCCACTGGGGTCGCCGCTCCGGGACCCCAAGGAATCACAGGTATAATCGGACCCCCTGGTGCCAGGGGACCCGAAGGTCTTCCTGGTGTACGTGGAATCAAGGGTGACCCCGGTATCGCCGGGCAGCCCGGGGCCCCTGGACTCGACGGACCCCAGGGTCCACGTGGCCTCCCCGGTATCGATGGTTTACGTGGTGAGCCCGGTCCCGGTGGAGTCGCCGGTGGTCTGGGTCCCAAAGGTGATGCTGGCCCCCTGGGCCCCCTGGGGCCCACTGGGGTTCAGGGACCCCCTGGAGAACCCGGTGAAACCGGGGATAAGGGGCCTCCGGGTCCCATAGGCCCCCGAGGCCCCGCGGGTCCCCCTGGACCCGCTGGTGGAAATATCAATGGTCCCATGGGACCCGCGGGTCCCCAGGGCCCCGATGGTGATCCAGGCCCAATGGGTGGACCCGGAGGATATGGTAACCGGGGACCCCGCGGACCCCGAGGAGACCCCGGAAACATCTACCCCGGCGGGAAGGGGCCAACAGGAATAACAGGGCGACAGGGTGACCATGGACGTGACTCAGATACAGGCCCCACTGGCCCCACTGGCCCCCAAGGCCCCGCTTGTACTCCTCCTACGAATACGTGCTCGGACTGCGAAACCCATACCCATTCTGCTTCAGATATCACGCCGACTTCATTGACAGTTAATATAGTCATTGAGGCCGAATGCACTGATGCCGGGGAAGTCGTGACCTCAACGCTATGCGTGGGGGGTTACGAATACGCACCAGAAGAAGTCGAGCTGTGGTCCGATGGTTCCACAAGCATTGCTAGACTGTTTGTTCGCGGTGCGCCCTGTGCAGGGGGCCCCCCGGAGCCGTTGACATGCGAGTGTGATAGCACATGTGATCTGACAATCTCAGTTATTCAAATTGATACATGGGTGTGGGCGTGCACGGAATGGGTTCTGGTTCCTGAGGAGTCGGGGCGCCTGTTTTTTACCGACAACTGTTGGTATGGCGAACGTAGAGTCTGGCCCTATGTGAAGTTTACAGGATCACTACCACCATTTCCAGGCGACATTAAAATTTGTGTGGAGTGCTGTGGCCCCGACTTCTTTAAGTGTGGGACCTGCACGGATGCCTGCAGTGTAGAGGCGATCCCAGGGCAAGACATAAGCTGTATGCAGCGCGGCGAAGTACGTATTAATCCTGGGCCTGGCACAGGTTTTGAATACAATAACTGTTATACAACAACAATAACTCGTGTGCGAGATCGAGTAAATGTGCAGACCTTGGTAGATTGTAGTGCCAGACCGGGCCACCCGCAGTTCTATTGCGACAAGATTACGCCAGAACCCCCCACAGACGTGCCCTGGCGTTTCTGCGGGACCTTAGAAGTCACCATTCTACCTGGTCCAGACATCCCACCGTTCTATGGCACAGCATGGGTCCAGAACTACGGGCCTGGACGGGTGCAATTTAGAGTTCTTGGGTTACCCCGTCCCGAGGATAGATGCGAGGTTCTAGTGGTGGTGTACCCAGGCAATCAAGAGGGTATTTGGCCTAAGATTCTTGCGAACGCCTCAATTAATACCACGCTTTTGGTGGGGAGTGACCCAGTAACTATTGAGATCCCCTTTGAAGACTATGTAACTAACGAGTGGGATACCATGCGCGGGGGGCCACTATCATGGGGCGCGGATGGTCACGGTGTGGTTTACGCTAGGCTACTCGGTACAGAAGGTTGGGATGTTGTGCAGTTGTGGCGCCCTTTTACCGTAAAGTTGAACCCATCGCGCTGTGCAACTATACGCGGTGCTTTCATACTAGGTAATCAGCCGCCTGGAGGTGGTACACCGGCAATATATGTAAATATCCTCGACGCCGCAACTGATCAGTTGATACCGGATTTCGAGCTTACCGGGAACGGGCAGCAAAACGTCCATGCTGTGAAGGTAAGATATAATGGTATCACTTGGATCCCTGATGGGCTAGAACCCTGGTTAAATAAAGGGCCACCACCGACGGCGACTCTACGAGTTCAAGGCGAGAGAGCAAACTACCTCCATGGTCACGTCGATCCAAAAATTGTAGACGACGAGTTAGTGGAGGTCACCCAGGATCCAGGCCCGCACACTCTACCAGGTACTTATGCAGTTCCAGATATCATGCAGTATCGTATGTATCCCAGTGGTTGGCCAGTTTATCCGATATGGGACCCGTGGGATGGTTCAGCGGGTTGATTATTATGTGGCGCAACCACACTTTTGCTAAAAGGAAATAAAATGCCTACACCAACAGGGGTTACAAGTTTTCGCGCTACCAGTGATCTTGTATCCGCGATTACCTTACGTCACGATGAGCCCACAGGGGTATTCCCAGAGATTCTGGGGTACAAATACTTCCATAGCGTGGTAAGTCTGGCCGATGTCCTCGCCCAGGCCAACGCTGACATCTCAGCACATCTCGCTGCAATGACCCTGCAGCCACCCCCGGTGGACCCCGTGCTGACCCCCATGGTTCCCCCGGTGAACTACGGCGGGGTTCCCTTCAATACCAATGTCCTCATCGACGAGGCGTCTTCGCAGGTCCCCGTCGGGGAATCCATCTATGGGTTACCCCCGGTGGGCCCCACGCAGTTCAGCAGGGACAACCTCGCCGAGGACATCTACTTCGTGCATGTCGTCGGTGCCCCGATCCCGCTGACCCCGGAAACCCATTACTACGCCGTTGTGGTCTGGAATGACGAAGGCGCCTCGGTGGCGACGACCACTGAAGTCGTCCACCGTGTTGCGGCATCCCCAGTGGTCGTCGATGTCACCTCCCGGGAAACCGAGATCGATATCACCTTCGACCAACCCATCAGATCCCCTACGGGGCGTGATGGCGAAGGCTTCCGGATCACCATCAATGGTGTCGCCGCGTATCCCGATGATGCCGTGTTCATCACGACCTCCTTGCTCCGCCTCACCATGGCAGGGGTGATCAGCGATCGTGATACCGTGAAGGCGAGTTACGATGATACCAAGGGTGACCTCACCAATGCCACGGGTACCTTCCCCGTGGTCACCTTCACTGATCTCGTCGCCACGAATATCTCGAATCATGCAACTCTGCAGGCCGCTGTTATCGCCTTCAGCAAGATTGATCCCGAAGTCCTGACACTGTCGTTCTCGTTACCCGTGGTCTCCACGGATTACAACGTCGGGCTCGAGTTCACCGTCAATGGATTGATTGTCGCCCCCACAGGGATCATCGAAGGCCAGGATCCCCGCGACATCATTGTGACCTTTGCGAACTCCTTTGACTACGATGACACCGTATTGCTCACCTATGATGCCAGCCTGGGGGATTGGACCTCCAATGGCTACCCCCTGAAATCGATTCAGGATCTCGAGGTCATCAATGCCTCCAAGATTGGGACCCCGAACTCGGATTACCCGTTGTCATCTGTGGTCCGTGAACCCCTGGAACCCAAGAAGGGTTCGGTGTGGGCCAAGGTCGGCATCGACCTCAACTTCATCGACCGCCTCCTCGTCGATCGCTATGGCCCCGCCAATGTCGACTTCGGGGGCACCTTTGGGGCGACCCCAGAGAACATCCAGGGCTGCTTCCTCTACCAAGACATCCGAAGTCTGGTCACCGGGATGCTCGTGGAAAAAGAGTTCTCGGTACCCGGGCATCCCGATCAGGCCGCAGTCGCCGCCGCGGAATGGCTGGAAGTGGTCACCCAACGTGTTGGTCTCGCCCTGGGCATCCTGCGCACCCAAGATCGCCACGTCGTCCTCGGCCAACGCACGGCCCGTCAGGTCTAATCCATGATCGATCCCGTCGAGATCAGGCCATCATCCAAAGCGGAGACCTGGAAGACCATTCGGTGGTTGAACGGGAGCCGCAAGCAAGTCGTCGTCCGCATCGTTGATGAGGAAGGCAGGCCTGTCGACCTCGCCAAGGAACCCGAGAATATCCCAGCGGCGAAACCTCAGTTTGGTTATCAAACCGAGGTAGCCGCGGGAACCGTGGCGATTCGACTCCTGGTCCTCGACGAGGTCCCCGGTGAACAAAGCAACCGGCTACTCCTCGATGTCCTCGGTGAACTCATCCCGAACAGCAAGGAATGCCAGGACTGCAAGGGAGTCGTCGAGTTCAAGCTCGAAGCCGGCCAGGACTTCTGCCCCGGGATCTACAAGGCCCAGATCTCCCGGTTTGTTCATGGTGGCTACCAAGTCGATGCCTACCCCGCCTACCTCGCCATTGAGCCAAATCTGCTGAGCCCATACCAGGCCAGGGGAATGATTACCTTGGCCGAGATCCGGGCTGCCCTTGGGGACTCCACGCAAGGCGAAGTCAACCTTCTCGATTCCTTTGAGTTCGATGATACCGAGATCGCCATGGCGATTCGATGGGTTGTCGACCGCTGGAATAACACGCCACCCCCAGTGGACACCTACTCCTATTTCAACTTCCCCTTCCGGTACTGGTGGCTCAAGGGCACCTGCATCGAGCTCCTGCGCATGGCCGCGAAGCGTTACGCCCGCAACCGGCTGGCCTACCAAGCCGGGGGTATAACAATTGATGACCAGAACAAAGCAGCGGAATACCTCCAGATCGCCAACGAAGACTTCAAAGAGTTCGATGAGTGGTTCAAGATGGAGAAGCGGCGTCAAAACATGAACCGGGCCTGGTCCACCAACTACTACCTATAACATGGCGAACTCCACACCTGATGTCGTCAACTACCCGGGATCCGGGGTTTCCTTTGGTGCTCTACCACCAAAGAACACGGATTCATTGTTTGACCCCATTAAACGAATGGTGGTCGAGGGGTGCTATCATCTCGCCGTGGACAAATCCATTAAGGTGTCCTGGGCGATGAAGCCTGATTTCGTGGAGCCTGGACCCTACAGGTTCGAGCTCTACCGGGGGCGTGCCATCAACGATGACAACTGGGAGAAGATCTCGGAGATCGTGGATCGCCCCTGGTTGTATGACAACCGTCCTGTGCTGCGGCCCCATGAACGCAGCATGTACTACCGTCTCAAGATCACTGATGGCAACGGGGTCATCTACTGGGGGCACCCCGTAAGTTTTGATGTCATCTGGAATCACAATGACTGGCGTCTGGTCCGCGAAATCGTCCGCAAGGAACTCTTGATCCAAGGGGTCCGCAATGGACAGGCCAGAGCGCGTGGTGCGGGTACCAAGGGCTGGCTGATCAAGGCCCGCCAATTCGGGGACCCCTGCCCACGCTGCCTCGACAAGAACTCGGCGACGGCCACGGATTCCAATTGCCCGATCTGCTTGGGCACCGGGGTCACCAAGGGGTTCTATGACCCCCTGGAGTATTGGGTGATCCAGCAGCCCGGACTCCGTGCAGTCAAGATCGCGGAGACCGGGGAGACCCGCACCGTGGTCATCGAATCCGTGAGATGCCTGGCCCACCCGGCTCCAGAATCCGCGGATATCTGGGCGAGCACAGTCGGGGATACCCGGTACATGATTCAAGGCGACATCGAGAAGCTGGCCAGACATCGCGGCGTCGATGTCATCCTGGGGCTCCGATTACTCGAACTCCCGACAACCCATGTTGCCTACAAGATTCCGTTGCCAAACCAGAGCACGTATGCCTCCCAAGCCAATAATTCGTAAGCCACGTGGGCTCGCCGCGATCCCGGCACCCCAGACCCTGGATCTCAATAGTCTCCAGCCTGGAGACTCCAGGGGTGTTGCGGAATCCCGAGGGGTCGAGAAGATCTGCACGTCCACGATGTCACGCCTCCCGATTCGATCGGTGCTCAAACTCACATGACTGCCAGCAACGCACAAACCGGCAATGAGAGCTGCTTACCCCCGATGACGGGGTTTGGTGAGCAAATCGATACGCCTTCCAGTGCGATCGAAGCGGGTACCGTACCCGATAATCCCGGTGGTGGCTGGGTGTGGCGGCATAATCTTGAGAGAACCCGGAACCTGTGCTCAGTGGGCTTGACCCCGAGAACAATCACTGGCTTGATCATGCGTTTCCTCAAAGACCACTTCTCTGACGCCAGTTTGATCCTGACTCCAAATCTCCGGCAATTCGTGTATTCCGAGAAGGTTGCTGAATCCAAGATTCGTATTGTGAAATCAGTGATATTTGATCCCTCGGGATCCGGGCAGTACCCCGCCTTGGTCGTCAAGCGTCTCAACCTGGAATCCATGCGACACAGCATGGATGATCGCGCACAGAGCCATAGCCTGGATCATTCCACGGAACAAATGCAGGGGATCACGCAGCACAGCAGGTTCATCACAGGTGCCCACCGCATCTTCTGCATCGCTGATGTCGGTGGCGAAGCCGAGGATCTCGCACAAGAAGTCTTCGATTTCCTTTCGTTTATGTCCCCTGCGATCCGGGATCGCCTGCCATTTCATGACTTCGCGGTCATCGGGATGGGTGAAGAAGGTGCCTTAAATGACACCGCTGCACAGGTCGGCATCGCAGTTGACCTCAAATACACCTATGAATATGCCTGGGCACTCCAGGCTCTAGCGCCCCGTCTCAAAGCCTTTACCATCGGTGCATCACCACAAGGAGTCCAGTAATGGTCGAACAAATCATGCCTCAGTGGAAGATCAACCAGCTCTTCACGGCATCTGCGGCTGCGACAACTCGCCAACTCCGCCTCTTAGCACTGGGTCCCGCGTACCGCGTGCAATTCGCGGTCGCCTTGGGCGCCTACGCTGGAAGCCTGAAATCGTTTGCGTGGCCTCATAAACAGGCCGGTGATATCGTCGACCAAGCCTACACCAGTGTTGAACTCCGAAATGCGGCTCAGCGTTATAGCTTGATCCCGACCTCGGAAGGTATTCGTACCATTGCTGGTGAAGCCAACCGGTTGAAAGCCAATGCGGGCACCTTCAACTGGGTCAACAATGGGTTGTTCACCCGCGATGCCGCGATCCCCTTTGACCCCGTCATTGGTGACTGGGTTCGCGTCAACAATGGTACCGCTGATTACATCACCTCGATCGTGGGATTCGATGGTGCCGCGGATCCCAACACCCCGATCCCCGGTGTCGGTGGACCCGGTATTGTCGCCGTAGGGGGCTCCAATGTGGCCACCCAAGGCGCCACTTCGACACTGACACCACATGCGGATAACACTTCACTGGTAGTCTCCACCCCGTCCGCATTGAACTACGCCGGACAGGGTGCACGCGCGATGCACGAGACCTACCTCATCGAAGTCATCCAGGGCTCCGAAAGCAACATTCTCGCCAATGTTCGCCTACGGGTGACCTCATTGAGTGGCACTGATCCCGAACAGACCATCGCTGGTATTATCTATGAGGTACCGACTCCCATTGGTTCCCGTGGTGCCTCCATTACATTTCGCGCGGACGGCGCCACGCCCGGTGAATTCATTGACGACTTTCAAACAGGCGATTCCTGGAGCTGGGCGATCACTCAGGCCTACACCTCCCCCACTATCACCCCCGCGGGTTCCTATCCTGAATCAGGGGCCTCGGATACCACCTACGTCGTCACGGTAACCCGTGGTGGCAAATGGACTGACCCCGCGGCGGCCAATCGCCCCGAGATCACGGTGACCACCACTGATGCCACTGATGCCGGGGTTCCCGTTGTCGTCGGTGCCACCGCGGTTCCCATTGGTACCAAAGGCATCAGCTTCACATTCAGCGCTGGCAACGCCATCTTGGTCGCCGGGGATCAATGGACCCTGGATGCCACCGCAGGCGCCATCGGTGATGTCAACGAACTCATCCTGAGAGACACGCTGCCGCCCTCCTTCCAAGATGTCAATCTCCGTGTCGAACTCGCCATCATCGGTGATCTCGAGATCCCCGCGAATCGTTTGTCGAGTCCCCCGAACAAGAACTGGGTGACCTCGACGACTGCGCTGACCCTCCAACCCGGTATCACGACCACGCATTTACGTGGTGGCGCCCTGGCCCTGGATGTCGTCTATGGTGACGCCGTCATCAACACCCGCGCCTTGAACACTGCTATCGCAAACAAGACGTATGATGTCGCCGACGAAACCACTGCGAATAGTCTGCTCGGCCCCGATGTCCTCGACAGTGTTCTCGGTTACGGGGTTCGCCGTAGTCTCGCCATGGCCTCCGGCATGGTTGTCAAAGTTCTTCCCATCGCAAGTGATGACCTCGCCGGGTATCAGGCCGCCTTGGCCACCCTCAAGGATCGTGACGACTTCTATCGTATTGTTCCCCAGACCCATGACGAAAGTGTTCATGACGCCGTGGTCGCCGAGATCAACCGTCGCAGTACGGCCACCGCGGGGCGCTGGGCCACTGCGATGTTTGGTAAAGCCTTGGTGACCGAGAAGGTCATCGTTGGGGGTCCCGATCAAACCCAAAGTTTCGCCACGATCACGGATCCCTTGGGTGGCACCCAGTACAACCGTCTGCACTGCGAAGACGGCCAATTCATCACCAGGGGGGTTGCCCCCGGTGATCTCGTCCGCGCCAAGTACACCAGTGATGGCTTCGGTGGCACCACTTATTCCACGTTCACCGTGGACTCCGTGGTCTCCGAACAAGACATCGGCCTCGTGGAATCCGCGACGACTCCATCCGGTGTCCCCTCGCTCTACGAGATCTGGCATCCCCTGAGCATCGACGAACAAGCCGACGATTACGGTCGTCGTGCGGCTCGTCACGCCAACCGCCGTGTCACCGTTGTGTTCCCTCCGAACCCCGGTCGTGGTGGTGTCAAGGTCCCCAACTACTTCCTCGCCGATACCCTGGCGGCCTACCGTGGTGCCTCGCTGCCCCATCAAGGCCTCACCAATGCCGAAGTCGCGGATTGGGATGACTTCAGTGAATCCACGGTCACCTTCGCAAACCAGCTCGATCGGATTGCCAATTACGGGGTCTACATTGTTACCCAGAGCCCCAGTGGTGTCCCCTTCATCCGCAAGCAGCTCACCACTGATCTCTCGGACACCAAGAAGGCTGAAGACTCCGCAACCGTCAACGTGGACTCGATCTCGTACTACTTCCTGAGTCTGCTTGGCAGATTCATTGGGCGTGCCAACGTGGTCCCCAGCGCACTGAAGCTCATCGAGACCTCGATCAATCGTGGTATCGAACATCTCGTGACAGACACCGCCACGGATGAGATCGGTGGCCAGCTCACCGATGCGAGTATCGTGTATATCCGCCCACACGCCGTACTCCTCGATCGAGTCGTTGTACGTGTCAACGGCACTATTCCGATCCCGTTGAACAATGGTGATATGGATTTAGTGGTCTGAAGCTCAGTTCCGCACATCTTAACCCCCTAAAGGAATGAATCATGGCAGAACAACAAAGTCAAGGTGACGTTTTTGGAACCGACAGTAAGCTGGGAGGGGTATTCAAGGGGAATAAGTTCTCCATGCAAATCTCTGGCAAGGGAGGGAGTGGTCAGGAGCTCGATTTCGAGGGCGCTCTGGTCCAGAATCTACAACTCAATTACCAACGCCAGATCACCAGATTCTGGGCGCTGGGTACACAGAAACAGTATTACATTGAAGGGCGTACCGAGGGGCAGGGCACCCTGGCGCGAATCGTGGGTCCACAAGGTCTCATCGATGAACTCGTCGAAGTCCTCTCCAACCTCTGTACCCTGAATGACCGTAATCTCACCTTGACGGCTAACTCCAATGTACCAGGTGAATGCGTGGGCTGGAAGGGTGCGAATGGCGATTACCCACGAGTCTTGTCAATCTCCCTGTGGGGGGCCATCTCAACCGGTATCAGTTTCGGTGCAGACGCCCAGCAGTTCGTTATCAATTCATCGTTGGCTCTCATGTTCACTTCTCTGCGTCGTAATAAGTCCTAGGGCATCGTGGGAATTGGATTGTTGTGACCCCGGTCTCGTCGAGGCCGGGGTCTTTGTTTGAGCACCACCCCAGATAGGATCCCGCCATGCCATTCGACGTCTACCCCGGTCGTGTCATCGAAGCCTACGCGGGCACCAACTATTATCGCCTCGCCGGACCCTACTGTACGGTTATGGCCACTTGGTTCGGAGATGGTTCGGGGACCACAGGGGTCCGGGGATCCGGTGGTCTCGCCGTGGGCACCCTGGTCCTCTTCGCCTTGGCAGTTGGCGACAACCCCTCGCGCATCATATGTGTGGATCAAATCCATACGGACCCCAGCGTTGATCTCTACCTCCCGAGATCCATCTTACAGACCCCGGTCTCCGGGTACTGGGAGGGCAGTTTATCCAAGCAACTCCTCCAGGGTAAGATTCTACGTGGGCTCCGGGAATCTCGAAACGATGGCATCATTGACCTCGTCCCCGGGGAATGGGCGAAGTCGTCATACTTTGGTGCTGGCATCGGTGTCGAACACTTCCGGGCCTGGGTGGGCGCCGGCCCCATGGCCGAGCTGTCATTCTTCACGGATACCCAGCTTGGAAGACTCCGGGCGATGCAGTGGGAACACGACACCCTGATGTCGCAAAGCGCAGATACTTACACAGGCGCCTTCGCTGAGAAAACCTCGAAGCGGTTCTGGACCCCCGCTGAAGCCGTGGATCCCGATGCGCTACCTAGACTCATTGAACAAGCCGGACCAGGCCACCTGGGGTCACACCTCTACGGTGCCGGCCCGGGTCAACGCGAGACCCCACGGCGTGCGCTGTGGTCCGACCACGTCGACGAAAACGGGGTCAGGGTTATCTCGGCGGCCGGTGGGGTCATCCTGGAACGCCGCATCGATCTCGATGTCCCCGAGGAGATCACACCAAGTGATCTCACTGAATTAGGCAATGAACTCGTGGAATCCCTGAAGACCCCCAGGGAGCCCCTGAGCTTCGCGGGGGTCATCAATGCGGTGACCTCGGCACAGAGCGTCTTCGACATCATTGATAGTGTGACCTCTTACCGAGCCCGGAATGCAGTTGATACCGTGAAACAGAGGTGGACCCAGGACAGGTTACCCCCGGAATCCCAGCTCGTGGGCCCCACTGGCAAGATGTGGGGGGACCTCCCCTCAACGGTCGAGATCCCTGTGGGCCCCGAGAAGACCAAGAAGTTCTACGTGGGCAGATCAGTGGTTGCCTTGCTCCCCGATGGCAACGTGATCATCGAAAACGCCCATGGGGCCCAGATCCTCGCCGCAGGTCCCAACATCGTGCTCAGTGCTCCCGGTGACATCATCGAGCTCTGCGGGGGCTCCAAGCTCACCTATGCCGCGAAGAACGTGGTCATCCAGGGCTACGAGCACGTCCAGGTCGTCGCGAACACGGGACGCATGGATCTCAAGGCAGAACGCCAACTCAGCATCCTGGGTGGCAACGATGGTGGCGCCGAAGGTGTCCTCATCGAATCCAAGAGTACGTCGCCGACGTGTCGTGCCGGTGACGGCCTCGAGGGTTCCGTGGGCGGCGTCGTCATCCTCAGTGAGTCCGGGATCTATGCTGCGGCGAAAGCCGATGTTGGCGTATTCTCCGAGAACCGGGTCGACATCCGGGCACTCGATACCTGCATCCTCGATGCCCCCGCTCTCGCCTTCAAGGTTACCAGCCAGTTCCAAGTCTTCGCGGATTCCGATCGCCCACTTATTGAGCTGGGGGTGGATTCGACGAAGAGCGTACTCAACGTGGCCGGCGACATCATTGCCCAAGGCGACTTCGTTGGCTTCAAGAGCATGCTGATCAATTCCAATGCTGTTATAGGTGGTCAACTCGCCACGGGGAAAACCGTGGTCGCCAATGGTGTCAGCGATGTCTCCAAGGATCCCACGGCGGCACGATCCCTGGGCACCCAGATCACCGCGAATACCACGGCGATCAAAGCCGCGGTGGCCGCCTTCGAGACCTCAGCGAAGCCATCCCGCAAGGTGGTCGCCGAGTTCATCAACCGTGATGTCCCCATGACAACCCTGAAGCTCGATGCCTACGGGTTCTCGTTTATCCGCAGCGCTGAATATGGGCTCCCCGGTGATTTCAATTTCGCGCTACCCGAGATGCGGTGGCAGCAACGCAGTCTTACCAGGGCGCCCTGGGAGGAACGCAAGGTGGATTCCAAAGGCGGGACCCCAACGATGGCATACCCGGGTTACGAGATCTGGTCGAACCCAGGTCAATACCTGGTGTCCCCCGAGGCCCTCTACTTTGACATCAAGACAGCAACCTCTACTCTGAGTAAACCCGGGGAGGACCCCGGTGCAGTGGTCCCCGCTGCGGAAGTCGCCAATCTCAACAAACTCGTTAGGAGCCCCTGATGTCCCCCCAAATCCCATTGAATCAGCTGACCCCTGAAGAGATCGAAAGTCTCGAGGCCGCCGGCAAACTGACCCCCACGGGAGCCCAGGTTCCTCAGGCGTCGCCACAACCCGTAGCGGTGCCCACAGGGGGAACCAAGAAGGCGGTACCCGCACCAGAGCCCACCCTGGATGTCGTCAAGCGTGCCGAGGCCAGAATCAAAGCACAGACGGCCCTCGAGGGTTCCAGCTATGAGGTCAAGGATGCCGATGGCAAAACGGTTCTGAAACAAGGTGAAGTCCAAGAAGTGAAGCCAGTGGAACCCGTTGAAGCCGAGGTCGACAAGGTCGACAAGGCGGCGTTCCTCGCCCATGTCCTCGGTGCCCCTCGATTCCAGAAAGCATACACTTTCTTCGGAGACACCCTAACCGTTGTTTTCCAAACCCGAACTGCTGCCGAAGACGAGGCGTGTTCCCGCCAGGCATTCTATGATGAGGAAATCGATGGTTCATTTGGGACCACGGGATCCGAGCTCAGGAATCACCTGAGAGTCCAGCGCTACTACGACTACCAGTTCGCGATCTCCTTGCACAGCATCCATCTCAAGGGGTCGACGCCTCGTGTCTTTGATGTCATGAAGACGCGGCCACCCGAAGACGTCAAGGGGATCCCGGGCCATACTCCTTTGCGGTATGCCCGACTCGCCTTACTGGATGAGCTCTCGAATCCATTGAAGGCCACGCTGCGGGCTTCGCACTCCGGTTTTGAGTCCTTGGTCTACAGGCTCATCGCACAGGCCGAATCCCCGGATTTTTGGAAAGCCGATTCCGCTACCTAATGGTTCACGCCTGCGGGGCCGGCTTCGTAGATTTCAAGTCATGGCGGGGTACACACAAGGAATGGCTGGGCCTGCGATTCAGGCTCCAGGCATTTGAGCGCACGCTCACCAACAAGATAAGTGAGATCGACACCCTGCGGCAAATCGCGGTGATGTCGATACATACGGATACGAGTCCCGATACCCTCCAGGAATACGCGATAAAAGGGGTCGAGGGGTTCAGGGGAACCCTGATGCCTTGGTATCGTCTGGGATCTCAACAGAATGCGCATGAACCAATCGACGACATCGTGGATTGGTACCTCACGTTCCGACCCGACCTCATTGAGAAAGCCCTGAAAGATGGAAACCACCGGTCCACTCAGTCCTGAGATGCTACAGGTGCTCATGCGTTCCATGCAGAGCCAGGTGAACCCGAGCTTCATGCAGAATCCGGGGTCTGCATCGGGGGCCTATCAACCAAGATTCACGGCCCCCGACATCTCGACGTCACAAGGCTTCAGTTTAGCCCAGACGTTTGGTCGTTTCGGTGAAGGCCCCGGTATGGCGGGCATGGCTGCGGACATGCTACTCCCCATGTTCTTCAAGTCTCAGGGGGGAGATGGCCTCGATTGGCAAAACTTTGTAAATCGTATGAGCCTAGCACGGGGTGTCGCTAACCCAATACGTGAAGTCCAAGCCAGGGAGTACGCTAGGGTCAGGGCCAGTCTGGGTAATCAGGACTTGGGCAGGGCTGCGGTCAGTGCGCTAGGGATAGATCCTCAAGGCATGTTTGCCAGCACACTGATGTCCAGTGCACCCGTGCTAGATCAACTCACAGATGGGCTGGTCTCTGACGCCGCACGCCTTATTGACCCCAATTTAATGACTACGCGTGGCAGTGACGCCCTGATGAATGCACAACGCAGTCGAAATACGATGTATCGGCTTGATAGCGCAATGGTAGGTCATCTCAAAAATACTCTACAGGAGAGGTCCAGACTTAATACCCGTGGTGAACACTACGGAAACGTGGGTGGCGATCCCAACGATTTCAAGCTCCGGGATAACGTGTTGACGTCTGGAATGAATCTTGACGATTTCTCTGCGGTCATGGCCGCCGCCGTGGACCTCAACGCGCTGGACTACTCGGGTAGTCTAGGCGGGGACAAGCTCGATGAAAAAGCAAAGGCAGCTTTAGAAGAACGCGTAGGTAAGGGCAAATATACATCGGAGCAACTGGCTGCGGAGAAGAAGGCTATACGCCTCGCCGGTGCCACCGTGCAAGGAGGCTCCAATTTGTCACGTGTGGTTGCCACTCTGGGGTCCACACTTGGTGAGGGCATGGCAGTAGGTGAACGTGCAAATCTCGCTGCGCAACTTGGAATGGTCCCTGGCAGTAGCGCGGAAGCCTCCAACTTTCAAGACATCTTACGAAACCTGAAGGCGCTCGGAGACGCCGCAGGAATGACATCAAAACAGATGTTAGATGCAGGTACCGCAATCACTCGTCAGTACGGTGGAAACCTGCTGTTTAACACTGCTGCAGCATCGATGGCACAAACTACTATACGCCTAACCGGCCAGTCGTTAAATGATTCAGGGATACGTGGAGGGGCGTCTGCGCTGGAAGAAGCTGGAAGTCGGCTGGCCACAGAGACCGTGCAGTCAGGGAGTTCTGATCTCACGCGTGCAATGGTGTATGGGTATGCGTCACCAGAGCATCGCAAAGTGATCAAGGCAGCACTTCAGGACCCCCAAAACGGGGGTAGGATGATCATGGACTATCTGCGGACCCCTGAGGGGATGGGGCTCATAGCTGGTTCCCGCAATTTAACAGGCTCAATGGTAAATGATGGCATAAACACACTCAGAGCTATGGGGCATGATGTCAATTCGACTGCGTCCGACGCTATATCAGCAGGCTACGTTGAAAATCTCAAGCGTTCCAGTCATGTCACACACGAAGGCAAGAAAATTGATCTGGTGGGTCTCTATACCAAGTTCGTTGGTATGGATCTCCCGACTTCGGAGGCACTGTGGTCTCTTGGAACCAATGCTGTGCAAACCGACGAGGCGGAGGAGAAGTTTAATAAACTCGCGAAGCAGACCGGGCTGAATCTCACGCGCCCCCAATTATTGGCGGCTATGGTAAGTGGCGAGCAACAGTTAAGTAGCGCGGTATTCCGTTACAACGCCGCGAGAGGTAAAAGGGATCGCAAGCCGGAGCAAGAAGAAGCTGTTATCAAACAGCAGATAGCTGAGTTGGTGACTGGTACGCTGAACCAAGCCGGAGTGGGTGGGGTACTCGACCAGGTGAGAGGTGGTAAATTTGATCCCATGAAAGGGGAAAACTGGAAGGCGCTTTTGGACAAATCAAACCTCGCGCTACCCGCTGACCGTGCAAATTTCTTAACCACGTTAGAGGGTGCTGACAGGAATCGGCTAGATCAATCGAAATCCATACTTGTCGATTTTGTAGCTGCCAGAGATGCCATGTCAGCTGCAAATGGCAACCCTGATAAGATAACATCGCTGGCACCTGCACTCGAGAAAGCCGCCGCAAGAGTGAGGAGTGAGCTCGGATTCGAGCCTATAACTGGTTTGAGTGGACTTGGGAAACCAGGCGGCGGGGCGCAGCCTGTTTCCGGGAATGAGAAGAAGGAGAAGAAGGAGAATTATGAGATAGCGATAACTGTGCACGTTGAAGCCTCAAAACTTATAGATACATATTTGACAGCGAGTGAAACCCCCTCCGCTAATAGGGCTGATTTTACAAGTGGGTTGAATAGTGCGCGTCTTACACTAAGGCCGGGGGAGAGGTGATACTAATGGCAAAGGGAACCGCAATCTTTTCTTCTATGCCTGGGCGAATCATCGCCATCGATGCAGACGCCGAGGCACAGACCTTCAATCTCAGGATTGAAGGTGATGCCACGTCAGGTGGCAATTTCGAGAACTCTGGCTTCGTGACCACTGTTGAGCTCAGGGAGAAAGTGCTGGCGCAATTCCAGACTACGCTGGACAAATCATTGTTCGCTATCCCATTTGGGGATGATGTCGGAATGATGAGTGTAGGGCTAGTCCATGGTAAGGTCTGCGGTATCAACGGTGCAGAGAGCAGGGATACCGTGAAGTCCATTCAGGCCTGGTATGGCGCCAACAAGTTTCAAAACAGAAGGCTGAACCCGCTCATCCTCGCCATTGGAGAGAACATCTACGCGGGGTACCTCCTTGAGTTCGCCATGAACGCGCAGGGACACGATGGTACCGTGGTGCGAAGTCAGCTCCAATTCGCAGCATGGAGTAAGACATGATAAATGACTTCCTGGCCAGGCTTGATAACATCGCGGGTTCCCCAGGGGACATCGTGTGGCCAAAGTTTACTCCACGCGTCCTAGGTGATGTGGAGGGCGCGGTAAGAAACGTAATTATAGGCTCCAACATTGGCAGGCGTGAGCACTTCCTGCGATGCGTTCAGCTCACTTACGGGCTCATGAACTCCCCACTGTCTGAAGTCATCGTGGCAAGAGATCCACGGGTAACCTATACAGTGGATACCCTGCGTGCGCTATTTGAGGTCAGTGCAGGAATTGTCACCTCACGTGGCGTCGCCCCTGTACCCACTCTAGTTTTCGGAACATCTATACGTACCCCTGATATTGGCTCCTGGTTCATTGAGACCATTGCGGTGGGTACGGGTACCGCGGAGATCAGGATAACTGATGATCGTGGGCGGCAGTCGACCTCTGCATTCACGTACACCGACCGATCGCCGGTGATAGACCTCCCAGATCAGGGCGGGGTGATCACCTTCTATGGTACTCAATTTCACCTCCACGACTCGTGGACCCTGACTCGCCAAGTCATCACGACCCCATGGCTCTACCAGGCAGTGTCGCGCCTTCAGACCGTCGAGACTTCATTGTTGGCGCTGATGTCACCTCGCATTGGCAAAATCTACCGGGCGGCTCCGCTAAGCCTCGACAAGTTGGCGGCAGCAGTGGCAACTCTAGGAGGTGCTGAGTGACCGACCTTACCCAGTACATGCGCCAGGGAAATCTCCCAACTGTACCCACCCCGTTTTCGGCGTGGGTGACCATCAACGGGGAATCCTATGCTGCCGTGAAAATCGTTGTGAGGTACTCTCGCATCGAAACCAGGGCAGTCGTTGATCTCGCAGTAGGAACCAACGCCAGGAAACCAGGGAGAACTAAGGGGATCAAGGCCATCCCGGCTAATTTTGTATTTGTTAAGGGAGTCCCAGCCAAAGTTGTCATCAGAATTGATTCTGATGTACACTCACTTCATGGTCCACGCGGCGCACCAGACAAACTATTAAAAGCAGGTGACCACGATTTAATAACAGGTATAATCGACGATGGGGGCCCCAGTGATCTTGCCAACGGAAAGTTTAACTTACGCGTCGTGATCGTGTCACGACTGCTGTACCTGGCCACGGGTGCACTGCATTTCTCGAATACAACATCGGCGTATCTGCGAGACGATGAGCTCGTGGAGACAACCAATAATAAATACGCTGGATCAATAAATCTCAACATATTTCAACGAGATTTCTGGGAGGGGATCGCAGAAGCGTTTTCGTATATCCTCAAGCACCAAGCCAAAGACACATTCGGGATACAGAATAAGTATGTTGAGTTTCTAGCAGATGTGTCTGATGGTGGTAGCAAAGAGGGTGCAGAGGCCGTGCAGAGTTATCGGGCGAAGCCTGGAACAGTGGCAGCACAGAATGCTTTAGATTTGATTCAGGGAAAATTACAAGGTGGGATCTTTAGCTCAGACATGGCTCAAGTCATATGGGGTTACTTGAGTGTCGAGTTTCATAAAGACCTTGTTCGGCAGAGTATGTTAGCAAAAGTGCAGGCACTGGCAGATGACTTCTTTTTCGCCATAGTCGAACATGGCAACGGGATTGGCGTGGTGCCCTACACCCCATTTGCACCCACTGATATGCACAAGTCACTGTGGCCATCCACTGTGATAAGGGCAAGTTGGATTACGCAGAGTACATCGGTTGTCGCCGGATTAGTGTTTATTGATAACCCTAATGGGCCCCACGGTATAGCTGGGTCAGATAGCAAGTCAGTTACTATCCTTGGTGGGTTTAAGCGAAAAGGTGTCATCCAGGCAAAGAACACTATTGATCCGAACGGTAACTCAGTGGGGCTATTCACCACCCTTCCAGCTCCGGCATGGCTCAAGAGCCCTAAGATTGGAAACGTCACTAATGCAGATTTCCGGTACTATGGGGATCCCTACGCCAGGGAGATCGCACTGCGGCAGACCTACATGGGGAGACTTCTCGCCGTGGACTGCCCACTGCGTATGGACATCGGGCTATGCACCCCAGTCAAACTGGTCTACCCAACTATTGCGGGGACCCCGATCGACGAGGCCACATCGATGTACGGAGCCGTCGAAGGCATTACGCTGATCCTTGATGCAGCTGCAAAACAAGCTGGAACCCAGTTGGAGATCATGTATGTTAGGTCAAAGCAGCACCAAGACGCCGATGTCGAAGCAACCCGATTTACTAGATCTCCTGATGGAAAAAAGGGCGTCGCCTTTCAGCATCCGCTATGGGCCGAAGCCTACCGAGGACGACGACTCGACGAGCACCCCGTCGCAGGGGGAACCAGCACTCCAACAACCACAATCGCATCAACTCCAACCAAGCCGAAACACAGTTCAAACTTCGACAGCGCGAAATACAGTTCAGACTTCATCAGCGTCGGCACAGCCCCCAAGGGCTCCGCAAAGGGGACAGGAGAAGCCACAGTCGTCACCACAGAACGTGTGGAGTTCGTCCCGGACAACACCCCAGAAAACCTGGCATGACAGCTTCACGGCTTATCAGGGTGACCCCAGGCCGGAGAATCTCAGAGCAGTGGTCAATACCCTGCAGCCCACGATTCAGAAGGCGCTGACGAGCTTTGCCCCCGTACAGACCCCTGTGGTCGCCCATAGGGCCAGGCTCATCGCTGCAGAGGCCGTGAAGTCCTTTAACCCCAATGTGGGCGTCGATCTCAAGACCCACGTGTTCCGGCAGCTCCAGAGGCTCCAGCACGAGGGTCCCAAGATCACGGACCCCTTACCGATGCCGGAGCGCATGCGGAAGGACAGCCGGGCTCTCATCGATGCGATCTCCCGAGCCGGCGATGTCGTCGGCACCGAGGTCAGCGATGAACGCCTCGCCGAGATCACGGGGATCCCGGTGAAGCGAATCACCAAGGTTCGTGGTCTCATGCGCAAGGGGATCTCGTCTTCTGCATACGAAGATGGTCTCGGTGATGATGACGATGATACCCCAGAGATCGCGACATCATCCACGGATCCCTACGATGAATGGGTTGATGCGACTTACCACGACCTCGATGAAATCGATAAGGTGATTCTAGCGTATCGTACCGGTTACCGTGGGGCCCCCAAGCTCTCCAATGGAGCCATTGCGAAACGCCTCAAGCTCACCCCTGGTGCGGTGTCTCAACGCGCCACCAGGATCCAGGAAAGGTTGGATGCTTTCCATGGCTGAACCCAAGATTCGTGGTATCCATAAGGACTTCGAGGCCTGGATGTCCCAGCGGCGGGAGTTCCTGGAGGCCACACGTCAAGGCCTCAACAACGGGGATTTTGCATCCCCACTTGAGCTGGATCCCAGCAAGGACCCCGATCCCGCTGGTATCCAAGCCGAGATCTGGGAGATCTATACGGTGCTTGGACAAGGCACCAAAATTGACTACCCCTTGGGGGCATACCCCCAGCTCTATCTCCTCGAGGCCGCGAAGAGAACTGCAGCAGTGGTCAGGGTGTCCAGGGCCGATGCCCTTGCGAGACTCCTGGGTGAGCTCGAAGATGGTACCCGTAGGGATCTCCAACTCGAAACTCTCGTACTCAACAACGATGTCCCCGAGGGCATCCCACCGAAGACTGAAGAAGCCACGGTATGACCACGGATCTCGCCATTTTCAGAGAACAGGGTGCGGCTACCCAGGTGGCCTGGGCATCCCCGGGGCGCGTTCTCGAAAACTCGCCTAAGCTGATTACCCGCTTTGCTTCCATCTTCTTCTCCGACTTCAATGCCACCCGAGATCGCGGCACCGACTTCCCGCGGCTGTATCGCACTGGCCGCTTGCTCACCACGGCTAAACTACGTCAGCAATTCGCGCTGGCGGCATCTGAGGTCATCAGGCAGCTCGGGGATCAATCCGGGTACCCAGATCATGAACAGATCGTCCGTGCAGTTCTCGAGTCAGCCACTGTCAACCCAGATTATACGACGAAGCTGGTTGTCAGACTTGTGACGCAAAACGGTGATGTCGTCATCACGTTCCCCCTTGAGAGAGTCCCATGACAGTCCTAACCGCACCGATCTCTGCTGAAACCTTTCAGGCCGCCAAGGAGTTCGTGAAAGCAGTGCTCATCGAACGCGATCCCACCTTGGATCTCGCCGATGGTTCCGCGATCTCTGGTCTCGTCGTCGAAAATGAAGCCCAGATGGCAGCGGTTCACGACGCCAACTTTGATGCCCTGAACAAGTCGTTTTCATTGCAGGCCATCGCTGACAACTTGGTAGATGTTGATGACGCCAAAGTGGATTCCCTGATCTCAAACTATTACATCACCCGACGCCAGGCCTCCCCGGCATCGGGTCCAGTGCGCATCGTTGTCAACCTCAACACAACTTACGTGATCCCCTCGGGCTACCTCTTCGGTGCCAACGGGGTCACCTATCAGACCTCTGACTTCATTCGCGTCCTCCGCGCCGGCAGTGGGGTCGCCGAGACTTCAACACAAAAGATTCTGATCCCACGTGCCGATGGCAAATACGAGTTCACGGTTCCCGTGATCGCGACGACATCTGGTAGCGCTGGGCTCATCAGTGCGGGTACCGCGCTGACCATCACGGCCCCTATCGATGGCATGGAAACCGCCATGGCAGCCACGGACTTCACGGGTGGCCAGGATACAGAGACCACCGCTGAACTCTTGGCCAGGGCACAGGATGGTGTCACCGCGAAGACCTTCGGGGGTCCAGATCACATCCAGGCCGCCTTGAATGCCCAGTTCGCTGGGATCAAAACCGCAGTCATCGGCATCGGTAGTGGTCTGATGACCCGGGATCGTGGAAATGTCTTTGGGACCTCGCAGGGCTCCAAGGAAGACATCTGGTGCAAGACCTCAGCGTTTCCAGTGCAGAAGACTTTGAGAGTCATGGCTACTGCGGGGTCCACGGGGCGCCAACGCGCATTCACGATCTCGAACCCGGACTCCGCAGGGATCTATCGCGTCCAGTTCATCCGCCCAATCAAGACACCCGGGGCTCAAGGTGACGTCCCCGACAGCGTGGTCCACATGAAGCGTCAGGATCTCATCTTTACCCCGACAACACTGAAGACCTCAGATCTCAATTACAGTGGCATCGTTGATCTCCGCGTTGTCTTCACGGACACCACGCTGACCACGGATGTCCCCGCGGGATCCTCAGCAGAGTACGACGTCGATGTCCTCTACATGCCATCGATCGATGCCGTCGGGAATTACTCTTACGCCCTCGGGGTTCGCCCCTCTGGAACCGATATCTATGTTCGCGCCGGGGTACCCTGCATGGTCGGGGTGTCTCTTGAGATCCAGATTCCACCTGGTGGGGTCTCACCGGTTATCGCAGAAGTCCAGACCGCGGTATCCAATGCAATCAATGCGTTGAACTTCGGGGTTGCCCGTCTTAGCCCCTACACGATTTACACCGCGGTATCCCCCTTGATCGCATCTGGGGAGGTCGCCGACGTTGTCCTCAACGCTACCATCTTGGCACCTGATCTCACCAACGTGATCCTCGCCAATTCATCGTTCCTCACGATCCCCACGGATTACGCCAAGGGATTCTCTCCTCTAAACACCTTCTTTACGTGCCCGCCGGCGAACGTGGGGGTAACCATTGTTTCCCGATAGTCCCAGCCTTCGCGCCACGATGACCACGGACTCCAAGGCGTTGTTCTACGCCTTGGGAGAGTTCTGGCAGCGGCAACTCAGTGACGCCGACCTCCTCGCCTTGGAAACCTTCGCGGAACTCATGGTCGAAGAGGACGTCAATCTGAGGAACATGGATCTCACCGCAGCGATCTCAATTCATACCATTCAGCCCTATCTGACCCGGCAATGGGGACTCCTCGAACTCTTGGAGTCCGGGCTCAACGTGGAGCCCAACATCATCGTGTTTGGAGCCGAGGGTCGCAGGTTTGGTGGCAGCTTTGTCTATGGGCAAACCGAAGCCGCGAGCTTTGCCTGGCCGGCGCCATCTCAGCTCAGAAGTATCGGGATTATCACTGATAGAATCGTGACTCCAACCTATATCTGGGATATCACAAACTTTGCATTCGACGTTGCCTCCGGTGTCCTCCGTTTTAGGGAGAATCCTTTCAATGTCGTGGACTCTGAAGCCCTGTATAACCCCGATGGTTCTCATAAGACTTACACAGATGCCAAGGGGGTGATTCGGCAGGACCATCGTCTGAAGCTCTGGATGCGTAACATCGAGATCGATGAACGCACCCCATATCTACGCTTTGGTTCCGTGGTCGGCATCGGTGGAGAATCCTCGCAGGCCTACATTGACACCGTGGAGGCCACGTGGTCAATGCTTCTCCAGGGTCCAAGTGTTGAAGCCCTGGAACGCGGGCTTCTCGCCTCAGCGGGTCTCAAGTATGTCGAGGGCACAGAGGTCGTCGAAGTCGTCGAACTCGACATCGATGGTCTCGTCGTCGTCACGGATAAGACCGTGTACCGTGGCCACGCCAAGGCGACCCCTTTGGTCAGCGTTGGTGACACCCTGAAGCCAGGTGACTTCGTATTCGATACCGTGGTGGTCACCGATTTCAGCGATGGTAACCCCGACAATATCTCAAATATCAATGGTCTCGTCTTGAGTCCTGAACTCACTGATATCACGGGAACCGTGGTGATCCCAAACCGTATGGGATCCTGGAGCGTGCTCGGCATCCGTGATGGGGAACCCGAGGTTCGCTTCGAGGTCCTGGGGAGCGATCGGGATGTCTCCGAGTTCTGGGATCGTGTTCACGCCCGAGGGGTCTCCACTGGGAAACCATTGGCAGATTTCGTGAATGCCAGTACCCCTGTGAATCCCCTGGCGTTCATACTCGATAACATCCTGGGCAGCAGCTTGGTTTTCATTGAGGTGAAACCACAGGACTTCCTGAGCCGTGAAACCGGGTTCCTGGGTAGAATAAAATCATTACTGCCCGCTGGGGTCCTGGTCATCACCCAGATTGCCCTGGACCCCGTTGAGGATAGCCTTTCCATGGCAGAAATCGGGAGTCCTGAACAAGTCTCGGCCCCCGCTGGAGGCACCAATGAAAGCGTTGCTATTACCCCCGGAGTGCTCGCGACGGATAGTAATTCAATAACTCTCACCGCCTATGAACCGAAAGTGTGGAACGCATGAAGTCATCTCTCAATCTATCAAGATTTAATAGCATGGTACGTGTGTGGTGCCCAGAAAACCCATCGAAATCTGTTGTGGGTAAAAACCTGGTGACCTACCAGGGGGCAGACATCGTGGCGCACCTCCTCGCCGGGGATGCCAGGTATCGTTTGGCTCGTATGTGGTTTGAGTTCGACAACTCAGGACCAGCGCACCCAACCGCAGCACGCGCGGATACCGCTGCAACGGTTCTGGGCGAAGCAGTGCTTTCACGTGACATAATTCGTGGACCACTGGTTGCGCAGCCGCTGCTGGAGTCATCGGACCCCACTGAAATCCCCCCTAAGTACACCTCGAATAGAGGTACCTACCATGCGATTTCTCAAGGGGTGGAGGGTGAGAAGAACCTGCTGGCTTTCTCCGCAGCCGCGGGGTCAAAAATCTTTGCCATCTGTCTTGTGGCCTCGCCTGGACCAGGTACCACAATCGCAGATGACCTCATCTATGCCAGGTTTGTTCTGGCCACACATCTCGACGTTGGCAGCTCCGGCCAAGTCGCAGCAACCTGGATGACTGAGGCCACCTAAAATGCTGACACCATACACCAGACTTATTCGTTTCATCGTGGACGGCGAGCCCGTGAATGCTGCGGTGGCCAATCGGCCATCTCAGGATCTCGCCTGGCGGACACAGAATCTCAAAGAGATCTTGGACGCCCTGGCGGCAGCCCAGATGATCGAGATCCCCGATGCCATCCTGCAATCCGGTGTAACCGTGGGGACCCCAGTGTACCTGGATGGGGCCACGAACACCTATAAGCCTGCGAGGTCGGCGACACGTTCTCAGGAAAACGGGAACCCCGCGCTTGCTGAGAGTTTCTTTGCCGGGATCGTGGTCAGCACTGAAGCCGGGACTCATGGAGTCATCGGTGTCACCGGCCGCTTCATTGGGCTCACTTTAGCACAATGGGCAGCCCATATTGAAACCAGGGATCTCGTCGGCGGCATCGCGGTACCCGGGCATTATTACCTGTCATCGACTCAGGCAGGGCGCCTCACCCTGACCCCAAGTGGGCTTGGTGTCTATGTTGGCCAGCTCAGTGCCTCGGGTGCCATGGATGTCCGTGCAGGCAACCCGGATTATGCCTCGCATACCCATCACGAGTTCGTACTGAGTCCACTGCCCGCCGCGGATCTCACTAATCCACTCAGCGTTGTGGAGACCTCAGGTGAATGGTCTATCCCCATCCACGATACCACGTATCGCGGTTGGTTACCAGCGACGACTCAACCCGCAGAGAATGTACCCACGGGGGTCACCGCGGCGTCGTCATTCTGGTATAACTTGGACCACCCCACTGATGCCGCCTTGCGTGCCCTGTTCCCACCGGTCCCCGTGGATTCCTTTGTTGTCGTCAGGGGCACCGAGATCCAACCCATTGGGCGCATCGTGGTCAATGAGTTCGGGATCTGGTGGACCCAGAATAAGAATGATGCCACGAATGCGGCGCCGTGGTCAGAGAACGTCAAAGTAGACCCCACTCACGAAGAAAACATTCAGTTCTGGTTCTCGCGAATCATGTTGGCCACCGATGGTGGCATCGTGCGCTCCCTGAGCGTAAGCTCGACATCTGAACTCGACGCGGCATTCTTGGACCTCGGCGGGAACCCAGCAACAGATGGCACCCTCCAACTCGCCATCAAATCTTTGAAGGAAGCCACGAATCCCAATCCTGGGGTCCAGGCTTCAGCCCTTGCTGTGAAGGGTATCACTGGAAAGCAATTCACCCGGGGGCCCGTGATCTCCAGGGTGAAAGGTACCCCAGGGATCGTGGTCACGGGAAGCCAAGGCAACGCCGCTGATGGCTGGTATGGCGATCTCCTGTTCGCACTCAGCAACACTATTCTCACTCAGGGTAACGCAGATATCGCGGATCTCAACAACGCCAAGATCGAGAGCATCTCTGGTCTCCAAGGCGTCACCTTGGTGGCCCAACGCACCGCAGCACCGGCGTGGACACTGTTCATCCCCCCAGGGCTCGTAAATGTTACGGTCAAGATCAAGTTCTGGGTGTATGCGAGCACGAACGGTACCCTGTCAACTGCGAAGCCAATACAGTTAAATTACAAAGTGGTTCCCCCTGTAACAACGCCTACGGCGATTCCGGAATGGTCTTTTCTAGCAGCGTTCACCGATGCCAGTATGGGCATCGGTGGTGAAGGTCGCAGTGGTAAATACGAGGTCACCGATGCTATCTCGATCCTCGGGGTTCCCGGGGGATCCACTGTAGTCCTCAACCTCACCCGCAATGCCGCCGATGACTACGGTGGTAATCTCACCGTGCTCCGAGTGGAGTACGAACTCGTCTGACCTCTAAAAAGTCTCCACGTCGAGACTGAGGAACCCCTGTGACCACAATCACGAATCCCAACTGGTATGATCTCAACTCGGATCGTGCCTTTCCATTCCTGGATTCGGCGTCACGGGCTGCAATCGAAGGCGGCTTCGTGCTCCCCGATGATCTCATCGTGGATCTCAGGTTGTCGGCGGCGGCATCCCTGGATCCCACCAAGTTCTATCTATCTCGAATCGGCGCCATTGGTGGCGGGTTGATGCTCACCTTTGCATGTGATGGCGTCGATGTCGCCACTACTGCTGCACCCTCGATTTCCACCGAGGAGTACCAGAGTTACATTGTCGCCGGGCTCACCGGGTACGCCGTCAATGGCACCATCGTGCTCGGCGGGGCCTCCGCGGTCCTCGCCGCAGGGGTCCTGGCTTACACGTTCACGCTCGCTGCAACGCGTATCATACCCACCTTGATTTCCCCCGGACAAACCGGGGTGACCTCGCTGACCGTTGTAGATTCCTCGGGAAGAACGGTTCGCCTCGTCGGTGACATCACCATGACGCCGGGCCCCAATGCTGAGATGACCGTGGAGGAGCAGGAGATCGCGATTGGGATGGTCTCCGGGGTTGTAATCAACCCATGTGGATGTGAGGACCCCGGCGGTTTCAACCGTGCCGCGATCCGAAGTATCAACGGGGTAACCCCAGATGTCGATGGTAACCTTCAAGTGGTTACCGAGGGCTGCCCGGATCTCACCACGATTACCAATGGCCTCAAACTCACGGATCGCTGTGCTGAACCCTGCTGTGGTGACGCCGAGATCGTTGCGGTGGCCACGGCGACACGTGACCTCGACAGACTCCTCGCCGATCTCGCCAACAAGGAAGCCCAGGTTGAAAGCGCGCTTCGTGGCGTCGAAGGCTGGTTGCAACAATGACCGCAGGGTTCCTGGAATCCAACCTGGACATCGCGTACCCCTTCGTGGACTCCACGGAGGCCATCAGTGTTGGTGCAGACCCCAATGATGTCCTGATTACTTCAGTGGTCGCCGATGCTCTTGTCGTCGGGGACCAAGATGGCCCCTATATCCTCAAGGTCTTCAATCCCAATTACGATCCCATGATCGCGGATCCCCTGAGTCTCGCCATGATCCAGGTCTCCGGGGCCACTGGGGTCTTCATCGATACCACTGTGGCGACATCAGTCGATCTCGGTGGGGGTTTCAGAAGTCTGGATGCCGTGGGTACCGGGGGACAAATCCGGCTTATCGTGAGTACATCTGGAATCGCGGGTCTCGCCGCCCTGGCGTCTCCGGTGGAGTTCTCAGCCCGGGTGTGCTCCCGCGGGCTCCAGGGGGTCACCTCGATTGAGGGGCTCACCGGCGATGTCGTCCTACATCTCCCCGACTACTCGACTATCAAGGATACCGGGGAGTCAGTGGAAATCGCTTTCGCGGATCCCGAGGATCGCGTGGACTGCTCGGCGACGCCTTGCGATCACGCGTATTCACTGGGGCAGGCCGTCGCGGATTCCCAGGGAAGCCTTCACATCGAAGCCGGCCCATGCTACCGTGTTGTCCCCAGCGATAACCCAGCGTTCCCCCATCGCGTTGTCATCAAGAATTTTTGCACGCCATGTGTGGACTGTAACGACCTCGTAGTGGTCCAGGACAAACTTGAGGACCAGGCCACCTACTACCACTCCCTGGGTGCCATCTACCACAACCAATTCAATAGGTATCAGCACGCTGTCGCCAAGGTGAATGAGAAGATCGAGGAGATCGAGGCCAGGGGTAACATCGTCACCCCCACGGGGCCCATCAGTGTTGTAGAACGCGTTGTCAACCGGCCCTACTTTACGCAGCTCTACCTCGCCATTGTGAATAACTCGGAACGCAAGATCCGGGTTGCCATGACTGTAACCATTACACCTGCGGGGCTCGCCGCACAGCTCCTGTCCCTGCAGGGTTCATGGCTGGTCCAGCACACCTTGAGTGGAGGCGAAGCCTTCGCTGACTTCACGGGATTCCCGGGGAGCGCCAGTGTTGACGTCGAGGCCCAGGACAGCATTGGGCTCAACTCGGAGGCCAAGCGCGTCTCGTTTGTAGGCCCAACAACGGGGCACTGGCATCTCCAGGCCACGATACACTTCATGCACGGGGCCACCGTGCAAGAACTCGCGGGCACCCTCGACATGGATCTCACCCCCGCCATCGATCTTCTGAGTTCCCCAGCGGTGACCCCATGACCTGGTACGACAACAACGAGCTGATCTCATATCCCCTGGTCGACGACACCAGTGGGCTCGACCACGACATCATCGTGGATCTCTTGCTCCATGTCCCCGGAGGCTTCGGAGATGTCGTGGTCTCCTCGATCTCGGTGACCGCCTTGGTGGTCAGTGTTGTGATCTCAGCGGGTAGCGAGGTCATCGCATATATCACCGTGGAGAACACCCCAGAGATTATCCAGACCCCCTTAGACCTCGAACCCGTGGTCTCCGGGGTCTCCGGTACCATAACCCTGGGTTCCGGGATCTCCCGCCGGCGGCTGCGCCTCGATGGCGCCTTCGCCGTACTCCCCGAGTGTGTTATAGTTTATCCCCTGGGGGCCAGTGATCCCACTGCACGGGTACATGGCATCCCCCTTGGTGGTCGGATCTCATTGGTCGCCGGGGCTGGGATCGAGATCACCGCGGAGACCATGCGGGTCCGCCGCCAAGACCTCGTGGTTGAGACCACCACGGTGGCCAAGATCGGGCTCATCGCAACAAACCGACTCGTCGCCATGAATCCCTGTCAGGTCTCCGCTGAAGCCGATGCCCTGCGGACTCCTCCGATCCGGTCTATCAACGGTGTCCTCCCCGATCTCAATGGAAACCTCGAAGTCGTCTGTATTACCATCATGAAGGCCCCCGGGGAGCCCGTGGTCTCCATTGTCGACCCCGAAGTCGCCGGCAGGATATTCTTATCAGATCCAGGGGAAACCTGCGCATGAACATCTATGGCCAACAATGGGAAGACAGTCTCAAGGGGCTCAGTTACCCCTTCCAGGCCTCGGAGCCCCCGGAATCCGAGGGTAACCGGATCCCCGTGGACTTCATCCTCGACGCCGCTTTATTCATGAGGTCGTCGACCTCCCGTGCCGTGCTCAGCGAAATCGTGGTGACCCCGGCTCGTGGGATCACCATGGGGTTCGCGGATTCCGCTGGGGATCCCGTGGGTACCGCTGTTTTCCCGGCCGAAGGCGGGGGTCGAGTCGTCGTCAGCTTTCAAGGGATCCCCGTGGGGTTCATCGTAGCCGACCCTGTTGCCACGGAGATCGTGCGATCCTGGTTCCCGAGAACTTATGTGTTCTCGGCTCCCCTGGTCCCCCATGTCGTCGTGGTCTCAGATCCCGCGTGGCGGCGAGGAGTCACGCTTCCCGATGGCACCACGCTCACCGGGGATGTCTACCTCGTCGGTGCCAATGGCATCCACTTGGAACGCACAACCACGGGGTTCAAGGTCTCCGGTGTCGGCGATCCCTACGCCGGCAGAGTCGAAGCCCGGCGCGCCCTCAAGACCATCAACAATGTTCTCCCCGATAGTGCAGGGAACATCTCCTTTGTTGCGATGTCACCCCATGGTGGAAACCATAGAGTCAGCGTGAGTCCCCTGGGTAGTGGTCGTGTCCGCGTCGAACTCCAGGGGGCGACATGATCGGAGCCAATCAATTCCTTGCCGCGAATACGACACGGGATTATCCCTTTGTGTTGGCGCCAACACGTTCGGCAGCCGAACGCGCCTGGCTCGCCGATGCCGCCTTCGTGATCACCGTGGATGCCGAGATCTACGCGCAGACCATTCCTCTTGTGCTCTCCCGCATCGTGGTCTCCACTGGGGTCGGCTTCCGTTTCGAGATCCCCAGCGGCCCCCTGGCCGGCTGGGCCTTCGTATCCAGCCCACAGGCGCTCACGGACCTCCAGAGAGTCAGCGTGGCTCTCGTGGACCCCAGCGATGTCGCGCACCCCGAGATGGGGTATGGGTACATCATCGTGGGCATCGCCGCTGAGCTCCCCGTGGTAACCACGAACCCCAACATCGAGATGGTGGTATCAACTATCCGTCTTCTCGAGAGCTCACGTGCCCTCCGCATGTGGGTGGCGAATACGCCTTGCTTAGGGGACTCCAATTTCACCGAGGGCCCCGGGGATGCCCATGATATCACGTACACCGGGGTGGCCTCACAAACCATATCGGGTTGCGTTCAAATCGGGTTGTACCCCGCAGGGGGTCCCAGTGCGGGGTCACCCCTCCCCCAAGTCGCGGTAATCCCGGATCCCCAGGGGCACACCACTGCTGATATCCCCATTGTACCCCCTGTGGTGTCCACTGACCAGCTCACCGCAGGTGTGGTGACTACAATCAGTGTCCGCGATGCCGTCATCACGGACACCCTGCCTGGAGACCCCGGTTACGACGCCGAGGTCACCTCGGATGCCGTGGTCGGCGGTGCTGACATCTTAGAAGGCCACAACATCGACCTCGGCTATGACTCCCCGAGTGGGGTCGTCATCAAGTTCAGACTTGGGGGTGGCGAAGGTTTCTCATGTGATGCCGTCCCGGGGTGCACCCCTGGCAAAAAAGCAGTGGACACCGTAAAGTCTCTCAACGGAGTCCACGGCGAAAGTATAACTCTTGTCGCGGGTACCGCTGTAGAAGTCCTGGCGTCAGAACTCGATCACCGTCTCTACCTCGTCTTCAACGCGGAAAGGCTAAAGGGTGCGGTTACCTGACCTCGATGTCATCGATTTGCCAGACCTGACGTCTGCGGCATACCCTCGAGTCAACCACAGTGCGACATGTGTTGACGCCGTGATCCCCGCACGCACGTGTTGGCCCCAAACGCTGCAAAACATCGTCAGAGTCCGACCCTATGCCCTGCCGACGACTCCACTGGGGCACCTCAAGTATCCCTGGATGCGGATCCGGGCATTGTTCCCGATCCCACCTGGGATCGGCCTGCATTGTAGCACCCTGAAGTCCACGCAGACCTCGGTATCCATGGTTTCGGGGTCTCCTCCGAGTTGGAACCGAACCGTGGAGCCCTGTGATCCCACGGATCCCTGCTGCATCGACATCAAAGATATCCTCAACATCCCATGTATCTTCCCCGCGTTCGGTATCGGCAAGGTCTACATGAATGGCGCCGAACTCCTCGGCGCGAGTACAACACACCGGGTATCCGGTGCGGGGTGCAACATCGGGGTAGCCCTGGATGTCAGCCTCCCCGATCTCAGCGGGGGCACCGTGGAGACCATGGCCCCTCTAGGGTTTCTGACCGTGGAATGCCCGGATGTCGACAAACCCACGGGGTGGAACTGGGATACCACGGGGTGCTGTAATGACGGCACCTGTGCATATGAACACGATGCCCAGATTCCGAAGGTCGTGGATACCCTGGGAGTCATTGGCCCCGCTGGGTCCGTTTATGACTCCACGGATCCCTTGTGCCCTGCTCAGTTCAAGAATGTGGGCGATGACCGCATCTATGGCGGCGACCGCATTCGCATCCAGTTAATCGTGCCACCACCCCCGCTTCCCGCCCCGCAGATCACGATATATCACGTGGAGTCACCATGAACCCCGAAGCTCCCGCCCCAGTCATCGACCCCAACCTCGCCATCCTGGTTGTTCTCGATTCCCCCCAGCTCGATGGCTTGGCCCCCGAGCTCACCCCATTGCGTGTGAAGGCCACCAAGGTCGCCGAGGGCATCAATACAGCGCGGTGTTCGTCCTGCGCCAAGCGTTCGGCGTACCGGGCACTTCTCGCCATTGCAGTGGAGCTCCGAACCCTGGTGGCCTCGAACCCAAGTCTCCAACGCGTCATCGGGGTCCTCCAGACCGCGGCGGCCCAACCCAAAGCAGCACTGCCATGAGCGACCCCTTACCTCTTGTACCCCCACCACCGGTGGTCTACGCCCTCAACCTCGAGTACCGCGAGAACTCCGTGGTCGTCGATGCACGTACCCAAGGCTACCGCATCGCAATTACGGCCGCGGTGAAGTCCGGATATCGGGATGCCAACATCTTTCGGTACCAACAGCTCAACGCCGAGGAAGCCCTGTTCACCGGTGTATGCAGCCCCGCTGATCTCGTCGATTATTCCCAGAACCCTTCCCCCAAGGATGGCTTCTTCCGCAGGAACCTCCTCGACCTCGTCTTTGCCTCGCAGACCCAGGCTTATGAGATCCGCGATGAAATCCTTGAAGAGCTCAGAATCCTCAGTGAGGAGATGGCCCGGCTGGACAACACTCTAAGTGATGCCCAGACCATTGAGGTGTCTTCATGACCGAGTCCATCATTCTGAGCAAGGAAACCCTGTATGTTCTCGTCGAGAACTCGGGGTTTAACAGTTACAATTTCCTGGCACCGATTCGGAGATGGGGGCGTACGGTTCGTGAGGTCCGCCAGGGCTGTGCGAGCTGTCCGCCACGCCGGCGGTATGGTATCTCGGATGGCCAACAAGACGCCATCATGGCATCCCTGCAGGCCGCGTATTCCAATGAGATCCCGAGGTTGAAGCAGCAGCTTGGAGTCACCGAGCTCATACTTCCCTATACATCAGGGCAGGTCAGGATTTAGCCAGGATTTCCTGGTAGCCTTCCAGCAACTCGATGCGTTTGAAGAACGCACTGAGGGCAGTGACCTGCTTTTCGAGACTCACGAAACCACGAGACACCTCGAGGCGAACCTCGCTTCGGCGTGGTTCTGTCCGCGCAGAGATTCGTGCGAGAACCGCGGCCCTTAGCTTGGCGGCTTCAACGGCGACGTCATCGGCGGCTCCTCGCAACTCTTCCAGGATATGTGGAAAGTCGGTTACAACTGGGAGCGCTATATTTGTGCCACGTATGGGCTCACGTAAGGTGCCGCGCACGGTACGACTCGCCAGTGCCTGAGCCGCCTTGAGCGGAGACACCGCTTTGGGTTGCTTGGTAGTTTTAGATTTACTGCGTTTTGACGCCATATGATATCTCCTTGGGGGCGGAGTATCATATGGGTTTACAGTTAGTCAACCCATGCGGCTATGTCAGGGTTTAGGCGATTCAATGCCCAGGAGCTCGAGCTGCTGGGTCAGCGCCGCCATCTTGCGGGCGACATCTGCATCGAGTTCGTCGGCATGAGCAGCTGAGGACGCCATGGCGCCCTCAAATGCGGCGACATCATTGCTGGCATCCGTCGCCAAGGGTTGGTGTTCCCGATCCGCGAATCGCAGGCACTGGGGTTCACCGAGGACTCCCTCGGAATCCAAGACGTAGCCGACAACCCTGGCGATATCACGCCCCCAAGGGGATTCTGCGCGTGCTGCCAGGGGAGGTTCGGGATCATTGATGACGACCTCGGTAACCGCCCAGGCGACATCATCGGCATCGGGGGTTTCATCGAGGTCTAACGCTTTCCGGTTTAGGGCTGCCACTGTGCGCAGGAAAACCATAACAGAGTTATACACGGTATCCGTGGTCATCGCGTTGATCAGGGCTTCCAGGGATTCGTATTCCCGGCGGCCGAGGTCAACACCGAAGTCCTGTGAGATCTGGGTTCTCCGGGTCAGGGGATCCCAATTCATGGCCCCGGCACCATAGGACTTCAAGACGATGGCGACCAAGGTGGATGCAAAAGCAGGTCTGGCGCCGCTGAGAAACTCGGCGGCGTTGCGGCGCCAATCTAGGCCTGCTTGCGACATCGCTTAGACCCCGAGGCCGTAGGCCGCGGTTCCCGGGCCGGCGTTGGCACCCGGGGGTTGCGTAGCAGGTGCATTCGTAGCGCCCGCGGCAGCATTGGCTACATTTCCGCTGTTGATGTTACTGCTGGGACCTACTTGCATCTGGCGGGAGTTGAGAATGTTGCCATCACCACCGTTATCAGGAGCCGTATTATTGGGGGGAACAAGCGGGGAATCAAACAGCCTCTTTCCACCATTGGGGAGTTGGACTGCATCGGGAGGCTTGACGTTTTCACCGGTACCACCTAGGTAAGCCCCTCCAGTGGAGTTCGGAGAACCATGTTGATCTGGTGTATCCGCTTGTCCCTCTGTTTTCTCGAACACTGAGGCATGGCCGGCGTCAGGTTTAGTCGCTTCCTGCTGGGCTGGATCCGTGGGTGCCCCGGAGAGCGAGGGTTGCCCCGTAGGACCCTGCGTGGGAGGCTGACCCATAGTACCCATAGTACCCGGAGGCATCACAGCCGGCGCCGGCATGGGGGCACCAGAGGTCTTGACCATATTGGGGTCAGTGAGGTGCTGGGGGTTCCCGAGGTTCTTGGCACCCTGGCTTACCGGAGCCTCAGACTTCGTGAGACTAAGGCGTTTATAGATATCGGCATCCAAGGGATGCGATGCCTTCTTCTGAACCCCTGCGGCCTTGCAGAGCAAGTCGGCGTCGGGTCGGGGCAGTGTGGGGAGAACTCCGGCGAGTTTGAGCTTCGACATCTTGGCGAGTTCGGGATCCACGACTTCCAGGGCTTCCTTGGTCAGGAAGTGGACATTGACTGTGCTACCATTCTGGAGGTCGACTTCACCACCACGGTGGACTTCGCCGGCGTGCTTGATCATTGGGGTTGTCAGATCCAGCATTTCCTCGGGGAGCGTGACGCCATCATCGGCATCACTGTAATGCGCCGCCAATTTGAGTTCACGATCGAAACGATCGGTGAGGGTGAGGACGTCCTGTACGAGTTCGTGGTTGTAACGGAGATGTGGGGCATCCGCGATGGCGCCAAGTGCAGCGGCGAGTTTTTCAGAGGCCACTTTCTTGGAACCCGGGAGGCGGTTGAGACGGCATACCAAACTGTTCGTGATGGCTTCTTGGGAGGGGAACGCGTAACCCGCGGCTTTGTGCAAATAGGTGCTGACATTGCCGGGGATCTCACCGATGACTCCGAATCGAGTCGCCCGAGCAATGAGCTCTTTGGCAGTCTTTTGACGCCAGGGCAACGGATACTTGTGACGGTTGTCATAGAACGCGGAAGCCGCACGAGTCGTGGTGTCACCATCGTAGGCCGCGTACTTCTTCAACATGGTACCCTGGTGGACTTCGTTGAGTGCGAAGTCGCTGGAGCCCAGGGTTCGGGGTTCCGCGGCCGCCGCGATCTTTTTCTGTGCGGCGACGACGTCGTCGGTGATCTGCCAGAACCGAGCAAACTTCATGATGCCCTGTTCGGTTTCCGTGTTATAGGGTTTCCCGGCGGCGCGTGCCGAGGCCACTTTAGCAGCGCTCAGGAACGTGGCCTCCTTGGAATTACAGGGCAGGGTGCCCTGGATGCCATCTGCACAGGCCTGGGGGAGCACGGGGGCATCCTCGGCGACTTGTTCAGAGGCGGCTTTCACGTAACTTGGACGCCCGGTTACACCAAGCAACACGTGCAGATCGGTAAGTGACATGCGAATCTCCTTGACGGCTACCCTGGATCAGCTCGGCACCCATGGTGTCGGTATGGCTGCATCTTCGGTGAGATGTCTGATGTGTCAAACCGACCTCGGCCTCGCCACCCGGGGCCCCCACTACTTGGCATGCAGCCATTGTGGGTTCGTCGGCGACGCCATCCATTACTTCGCCGGGGTCCGCAAGATGTCCATCGCGGACGCCATCTCATCCCTGGAGATCGTGGAAGCCGTAACCCCGGATACCCGGCAGGAGGTCAGCGACTACCTATTCGTCGCCGAGGAACAGGCCAGGCTTCGTAGGCTCCTCAAGGCAGGCCGCAGTTACTACTCAGATTTCCCAGGAAATATCCGACAGATCTGCGAGGATTACGGGTGCTGGTTCAGCGAACCCGCGGGGCAGGCGGGATCCAACTACCACGTCGCCATGATTGCCCAGATGCTCGAGGATCACGACATCGAGATCCCGAAGTCAGCGAAATCGGCGATGCAGACCTGGGGGAAGTACGCGGCTATCGCGATTCCCGCATACTCGGAGTGGAGGATTGTGGGGTTCTGGCTTGTCCTCCCCAAGAGGGCGAACCTCGCCGATAAAACCCTGGCGACATGGACTTACCTCAGTCTCTACCCCGGTAAGGCCATGGGGTACGCCAACCTCGTCGGTGATGATCACGATACCTCATTCGTGGTCAGGGATCCCTCGGTGGCCTTTCGGTTCAATATGCGGCAGTGGGCCGATGGTGGCATCAAGGCCCCATTCGTGGTCGCCACGGAGACCCCCTCGTTGTTCCACCTCACGGGTACCCAGCCCGTTTTTGTTCCCAGCCTCCTCGCCGAACGCGCTGAGGTCTTCCATGGTGCCCTTGGGGTTCTAGGTGCGGGGTGTCTATGGTACTCCCCGGATGCCCGGGATGCCCACATCCTCTTTGATTTCTACGAAGGCTTTGGTCGCCCCGGGCTGACCTCCTCAGGTATCGTGAACTCCATGATCCGGGCATCGCTGCCGCCGCATGAGGCCATGGGAAGACTTCTCCTCGCCCAGGACATCAAGATGGCCCAGAAGATGGTGGCCGCGTACTCGATACCCCTGGCGCACCGCAACCAGATCCTGACCTACTTTGAGGGCGCCGATCTCCGGGATCTCAAAGCACTCTTTGTTACCGACGATGCCCCGCGTTCCGTGGACATCGATGGTAAGATTATCACGGAACGCAGCGATGGCTGGTACCACGGCAACTCCCTGATCTCATCAGTGATCCTGGTAATCAAGGAGATCACCACGGATCCCGTGAAGAAAACCCATGTGGCCTCGGGAACCCTGACCTTCAAAGGGAAGACCTGGAATCTTGATGCAGATTACGATGCCCTCAGGAAGAACCCGGCGAAATGGATCGAGGACTTCATCTTGCTCAGGAGTGGCAACGACATCCCGTTTATGAAGCCGGCGTGGGCGCGTGAGCTCCTCAGAATCGCAGCCGCATTCAATGCCCCGACGAGATCCACATTGGCAGCGACCTATGGGTGGCAGCGGGATTCCGGGGTGCTCTGCATGCCCCACTTCTCCGTGCTGCCCTCTGGGGTAGTCATGACGGAATCCCGGCTCAGCGGACCCCAGATCCAGGCCCCAGTCAACCTGGGATCCCGGCAATGGGCGGCCTGGGATTACGTCGAGTTCGCCACGATGGCAGTCGTTCTCACCGGTAACCTGATGCGGACCCGTGAGGGCCTCGGGGGCACCGGGATCGTGGTCCACAGTGCCCAGCACGTCGTCGAGAAGGTTGCTGGGGTCCTCGGGATCCACGTGGTCACCGATCCCGACGCCGGCGCCCTGGCCAGGCACGCCGAGAACCCCCTGGTGATGCCGGTGACCTGGAGTTCCCAGGAAGTCATGGAAGCCGCCTTGAAGCCCCATGGTCCCAAGAACATCTTGGTCTCCGCGGATCGCCTCCAGCACAAGCTGCTCAGGTTGCATCCGGGGTGGGCATGTCTGGATATCTACGATGTCCCCTGCGTCGAGAACCTGAACACGATATTCCTACTCCTCCCCGATCTCCTCACGAAATCGAAGTCGGGGTTTGACACCAACCCAGTTGGATTCTACAGCAGGGTCGCCGGGGATCTCGCCAATGCCTTGCGTGCCCGGAAAGTGGATCCCGCTGCGGTGCTCCAAGCGGGCTCCGACCTCGGCAGGGTGTTTGCGACCCCAGATAACTCGGGTGGGCTTGTCCTCGCCCACCTCTGGAGCGGGGTCGACGCCGGGGGGCTCCACGTCGAAACCAAAGAAGGCGTCGTCGTCTTCAACCGCACCGAGGTTTCCAGGCTGTTTATGACCCCTGGGCTGCCCAGGCTGGAAATGGCGTTCATTGAGCGCCTCCTGATCCGGGCCAACCTCCTGGTCAAGAATACCCCCACGGAATGGGGTATCGAGGAACGCACCCTGAATATCTATTCCTCGATATTCATTGAAACCACTTAAATAGAGTAGTCAACGCTGGGAGCATGCGACCCTGTTAGAAGTTGTGGTGGGTTGTGTTTCATATAGGCATCCCACGCGAACTGCGGGATGCCTAAAGCAATGAATAGTTCATCTACCGTTATTTTTGAACATAGTAGGAATTTACTAAAACGGTTCCTGATCCTTGTTTCTTTTTTAATGCGATCTACGTTTACTTGGCGTAATTCTCTTTTGACACGTGCTGCCTCTCGCCGTGCCTCCCTTGTTTCTTTTTTAATGCGATCTACGTTTACTTGGCGTAATTCTCTTTTGACACGTGCTGCCTCTCGCCGTGCCTCCCTTTTAGTATTAGCGGCTTTTTTAAGCGCATCTCTTTTAATACGTGTGGCTTCTCTTAAAGCATTACTATGATACGTGCGATGCGCTGTGCGTGGGATGAGTATGCAGTTTTCGGGGCAGTAATCAGATTTCGGATCGACGCGATGAACGTCACATTCGATGTCTGCACCTTGAGACACGACCCACCCAAGGAAGCTAACAAGTGACTCGAACTTGTTGGATATCCCCCGTTCGCCATATCGCTTTGCATGTCTATTGCTAGGGTTGCATCGAGAACAAATCCCCTGGTATCTAGCAGTCCATACACGCCTCACTTTATCATCTGGGATTATTTGCTTGGACGTGCACCCTGCTGCGTCCTTGAGGTAATCGGATCCCAGCTTAATCCCTGCGCATGTGGCGCAGTAGTGCACCCTACGCTTAACCAGTTTATCCTTTCGATATACCTGGGATCCGCCGCAGGAATCACATTTCCCAAAAACGTATGTCTTGTTGCCTTGTCGGTGACTCGACCCGGTTATAGTTATTCCCGAGAAAGATAGCATATAAACTCCTGTCTGCCACGCATGGCACACCAAAGATACATGGTTACACTGGGGCCACAACCCCCTAGGATTAGCCCTCCCCCCTGGGGGGAGGTCCCCCCGGGGGGTATCTAAATAAAACCCCGTTTTGTCGTATATTATAGTGATGGAACTAAGTAGTTCTGGCTCACCCCAGACCTGCATCTCCACCACCCACCAAGGAAACCCTTGCACCTCATCGTGCAAGGGTTTCCTTGTAGTTAGGAGTCCGCGTCAACCCTCAATGCGCTACGCGCGCACAAAGGAGCATAACGTGAAAAACCTGAAAAAACTAATGGAGGCGCATGCCGGGTTTTCCGCCGCCCTAGAATCCATTAAGGGATCTGGGGAGGAAGAGCTGGAAACCCTGGCACGAGAAGGCCAGGAGATCGCAGGACATCGAATCCAGTGGGCGCTGTGCTATACGCCCACTGCACCGGAAGCCGCCGAGGCCCGCCTGCTCGTGGCAAAGAATCGAATTGAAGAGCTCGAGGCCGAATACGATCGCCGCAGCGATCGAGGCCTCGACACCTTCGAGACCTCGGAGGAGCTGGCCAAGCTCCGCGCCGAGGTCTACCAAACCGATGTGGCGGCCTAGGCCGTCACACTGGATCAAAACCAATAAGGAGGCCAGCCATGCCACCTGCCCCCTAATCCGGGGCGCACATCGAGAGCACGCCGCAAGGCGTGTAAGACCCCGGCTTCGGCCGGCCCGGTCTCAAGTCCGGGAGTCAGGGGTGGTCCCCCTGAGTCTTCGGGTTACCCCTACGCCGTTGTAGGTGGCCCCGCTAACCCTCAATGCGCTACGTGCGCATAAAGGAAATCACCATGTCTAGTCTCGAATGCCTTTTAGCAAGTCATGAAGACCTGGTAGCCGCGCTGCCGGGATGTCCTGACATCGCCTTCCGCGAGGCTCTGTGCCTTGTTGAAGACACCGTGGCGCGCTGCGAACGCGCCGTCGGGTTGAAGCCTGGACTGAAGGGGATGCCCCACTGGGAACAACGCCTCACCTTCGCCAATGGCGTTGTTCGCGGTGCAGAGACGTCTCTGCTCCGCAAAAAAGGAACACCTGGCTACAACCAACGCAGTGAGGCCTGGGTTCGTGGTCGCAAGGCGATGATCGCCCAGACCACCAAGGCGGTGACCCATGCGGCTCGCCTGTACATGGAAGTAGTACGCCACAACCGCGGCGTCCTCCCATGAAAGGGACACTCATCAAAGCTGCGTACAACTGTGCTGCCATGGCAGGTATCGCAGTTGTGACCACAATCATCGCCTGCGCTGTTGTTGGCATCAATGCCGACAACAGCGCATTCACGGATCTGGTGATCGCTGCCATTGGCGGCGGCATCACCATTGGAGGCCTCGTCACCGCATTTGGTGGCGATGTCCGCATTATCTAACCCCCTCACGGCGCCATAGCCGCGCCCAAGGAGTATATCATGGAAAAGTTAATTTATACAAATTCCATCTGCCCCCGTCGTGACGACGTCGGGGCACTCCGCAGCCTCGCTGCGGAAACCATGAAGAAGGGGCTCATCAGCCGTACCCCAGGGGTCCAGATCGGGAGTGATCTCCTGCTCCGGGCTTCCGGGGCCAAGAAGATCGTGTCCAGGCCGGTCGAATCCGGGAAGGTCAAACTCCCCAACATCGGGAAGCTGACCGTTTACAAGGTCTACGCCGATGGTGTCGACCTCGGGTACCAGGTCTCGGAGACCGATGCCGAGGGCCATGAGACCTTGGTCGGCGAAAGGGTGCGAACCCTGGAAGCCGGCAAGGCCTTTGCCAAGAACACGGGCGCCCCCGAGAGCAATCAGTTCGTGGCCTTGTGGGCATCTCACCACATTGTCCATGCCACCCGGCGTCTACGCATCCAGCGGAGGTCTGAAGACCGGGTCTGGATCCCTGCAGTGGGTTCCGCCCTGGTCTCCAAAGGGCAACCCCTGGGATACGTCGACATCAACGACCTCCCTAAAACGGAGGAGGAAGAACGTGAAGAGGAGGCCTGCGCGCTCCTCAAGCACGTGGCTTCTTGGAAAGCCTTGGAGACACTGGGGCTCCCCGCTCTCCGGCGTATGGCCGTGGCACTGGGGGCGGCTCCGCAAAGCATCTTGGAGCCGAGGGTCATAGACCTGAATGAGCACCCCGATCTGCTGGGCCTGCGGAACAGCACTGAAAGCCAGGATCTCATGCAGGCCATCCTGCCGCGGATACAGGCTGCATTGAACACGGGGCGTGCCCCCGCAGGGGTCATCGAAGCCCTGCGTATTTTTGCCACTCAGGGAGTTGAAGCGGGGGTCGCATGATTCCCCAACGCAACGTCCAATGGTCAAAAACGCAGCCCACGGATAACCCCCCGGGGTATCAGTGGGCTGCGGTCAGGGGCCCCAACGGGGAACCCCTTCGACGCAAGGGAGCCCTGAAATGGGAACTCCTGAGCGTTGATAAAAATCCAGGTCGCAAGGCCTGCCCAGCGCAAGCTGGTACATAATGAGCCCTCGGGCTTAATTATGAAAAGTTAAACACATGCCTCCTCTGATATCACGGGGTTCCCCTGTGGTATTAGAGGGGGCATGTTGTTTTCTTTACCTATGACTAATCCAATAGTCTCGACGCTGGAGACTATTGGGGTAGACAGTGGGCGAAAACCTGATTTACTGGGAGTCATGTCGCAGCCAGATCTCATCGTGATTGGTGGAGCCGTGGGCGCCCGTTGGGGTGGCCCCGTGGGCTGGGCTGCGTTCATCATTGTCCCGAGTACCGGGGAAACCAAGAAGATCGTGGACGGCAGTGCCGAGGCCACTCAGGACGACGCCGACGTCATGCCGTTTGCCGCCGCGATTCAGTGGTGGCACAACACGCACAACACGGGTCTCAAGAAAACGAGTCCTCAGGTCCTCTGCATCACCGATGCCCCTGATGTCATCACCGCTGGTGTGAACCCCTGGAAGCGAAACCTGGCCTCGGACTGGAGGTTCATCACCTGGTTTGAGACCCGGGGCTACGAGATCTCGTGGACCTGGGAATCCAGGTATGAACATCTCCCCATTATCCAGGAGGCCCTCCATGCTCGTCAAAAGTTCCAAGCTGTCGGAGCTTCTACCCCCGGGTGCCTTCAATTTCAGTGATCTCCGGTCACCCCGGGCACGAAGACCTCGCAGGGATCACGGGCTTCTCAAGATCACGAAGACGCACATCAAGATTCCATGTGAACTGTTCCCCGAATACGGGGAGCGCTTCACGGTGTCAGCTGTGTTGTATAACAACTGCATCTGGTTGGTGCCCACCTCGGATGGTCTCCTGGTGACCCGGATGAGCCCCCTTGCCTACCGGATCTATAGGAAGCCCAGTCATCCCAACATATTCAAGATCGGGGTCTACACCCCGTTCCGGGATGACATCGTTGAGGGGATCAAAGCGGTCAGGATCCCAGGTGCTGTCGCCGCGGGGGCCCGAGAAATCGACAACATGGCGCATTGGCGTCAGCGGACATCATCTGGTAACCACTGACGATCCGTGGATTCCACGGTGCCATCAGAGGCCTCAATAGCCCGCATCTTATGCCAGGCCTGCGCGGTATCCGGCCACTTCCGGCAGTGATGGTATAGTGCCATGACTGCAAAGTTCACGGCATGTACGAAGTCGTCATGCCGCTTGGATATTCTGTGTACTAAGCGTAAGGCTTGACCTCTTGGGTTATCACGGACCTCCTCGAAGATTGACAGGAAGTCGTTCATCAAGGGGACCATGGGGCCTTCATAGGCCGCGAACTTAACCTTACCACACTTGATGAGTTCGCAGAGCATGAGAAGGCTTCGGGCCTTATCGAGGGCCCAGTAATCACGGACCCCGGTTTCACCCGCAGGTGTATAGCTGACCACGTTTTTATTGGGGCATGACATATAAGTGAATGGGCACAGCATGTCAGTAGGCCAACCCATGTGGGTCAGAATACTCTCGTGAACATTACCGGCACCACCGTAGTCATGCGCGATATAGTTGACCCCCGCGGTCACCGCGGCTTCCTTGACCATGGAGGCCTCAGCGAAGTGATCGGCGGCGTAGGGCACCGCGTATCCCCAGGACACCGTCACTGTACCATCAGCGGTGATCCCGGCGAGGGCCAGCGCAGTGTTCGAGATGAACTCATCGGCGTCTGTGGTTTTCTCACGACCCTTGCCACCCCAGTCGACACCGAGGATGCTGGCCACCCAATTATTCTTCACGTACTGCGAGGGGCGAATGTATTTCGCGGTCCCCGCCGCGGTGAGATCCTTGATGGTCATCAGCTTCTGACCGGTATCGTAGCTCTCCCCGAGGACTTCGTTATAGAAGATGTACTTGGGTTTGTTGCGCAGGGTATCCATGATCTTATCCCACGACAACGGCGAGTTGTAGTGCATGGGAAAGACGACCTGGGGTTCATGGTATCCCGCGAAGGTCAGCCGGCGGGATGGGAATCTATGGATGAAGTAGCCGAGCCTGGAGTCCAGGGCACCCCCACACTTCGCACACATCAGGGTGCGCACGGAGCCATCCCGGCGTCTCGTGTTATCCCCGATCATGTTGAGGAGGTCACCTTCGACGCTGCACACGTTTTCGTGCTTGCAGCCTGTTTCCTGACACGGGATGTGCCAGATGCCTTGAGATGACTGTTCCCAGTATATTTCTATTGGATTATCAAATGTTTTCGGGGTCCCCGCGTACCTCTCGAGCTTGTACGGCGAGGCGTCCAGACAGCTCTGAATAACAGGGAGAACGTCGATGTCGAAGTCCTGACATTCATCGATCGCGATTTCGTCGGCACTGGTGCCTCTTATACGGTCAGCTGAGTTCGCGGCATAGTTGTAGAACAGGTTACTGCCGTTGCCAAGAGTGCGCTGGAGAACCTGCTGATCTCCTCGATTATCCATGAGGCGGGACTTCACAATGGATTCTTGCAGGAAAGGTCGAATATAGTTATTCGAGAACTTTCGGATCTGCTCGAAAAGAGGAGTCACCGAGAGCAGGTTGTAATAGGGGTGGCACGCCGCTCTGATGATGCTCCCCGCAGCCTTGTTGGTCGACTTCGAGAGCTGACGACCCGCCTTATCGATTTGCCGGCGGGGAATGTTGTGCGTGGCATACTCGTGCTCGAACAGGAAATGGGTGTTCGCGATCGAGTATGGTTTTCCCTTCAATTTGAAGATCAGAGGCAGGGCAGCCGATAAGGGCATATTAGGATTGGCTTGCCTTGCCTTGCTAAGACGTCCGAGGGCATCGTTGTAACTCGGGAGGGCGGCGTCGCCCCCGAGACTCACGTTTTCCTTGGATGCAAGTTCTACCATGGTTGACTCATGGTAAATCGGCGTGGCAGAGATGCCAGCGCCCTCACCTCCTGAGGCCGAGAGGCCACAAGGAAACTGTATGGCTCCCTTCATCAAACTGCTACTGCTCGTTGCAGTCGCATATATTTTCCTCAAGTTAGTGCTTTTAGTGCTTGCCATATGTATGATCGTATGGGCGCTAAGAGGCTTTCGTGGTCATCCCTGGAAGGGTTAGGACCCCCAGTCGACTCGCTGATGCCGTACTCGGCGAGTCGATCCCAGATTTTATCAACAACCCAGGGAGTACACCTCCCTGGCCCAAAAGTCTCAACGCTGTAGACTGTTTCCATGTACTTATCACAGAGTCCCCGTGCGGTACTCCACCGCGCCTATCCCACCCCGAGATATCGGTCCCCGCTCTCAGATCCCACTGTGGCGTCCACGGATCGCATCCGGACCCCAAACCTGGTCTGTCGCCTGGACCCCAAAGGACGACTTGATGAAACCGCAACCACCAACCTGGGGGGCACGCAAGCACCAAAAGGGTGAGCGGAGCTCCGAGAAGAACAACCCCGAGAATGACTGTCTGCCCCTAGAGGATCCTCTAGGGGTTTATTATGACCTCGCCGTGGACATGATTGGTAACCACCACGAAAACCTCACCCGTGAGTTCCTACGCGGGTTCTGCGCTATGCAGCAAGCCTTCAATGCCCGTGCCTTCGGCGACGTCACCAAAAAGCATTGTAGAGGCATCCATATCCTCCATGACGCCGACACCGAGGGCTATTGTCGCCACCCCCTGTGTCCGTCGTGCTGGCTCAAAAGGGAACTCGTGATCCGGGATGTCCTCACCAAGACCCCGGCGCCTCCGCGGTGGATCTACCGGGAGTCCAGCACGTTCCCATTGCGCGAGTTCGACTCCAGGGATGCCGATAAGGTCTGGGAGGCATTTCGGGCTCGCTATGTCCGCAGCCTCACCCCTTTGGTGTGGTCACTGGAGATCACCCAATTGGAGGAGGGCTACTCGGCTCCTGTGACCTACGATGAACTCACCAACCTTGGGTTCAGGTACCGTGGTATCTTCGCGGATTCCGGAGGGGGTAGATACAAGTCGATCCCAGTGATGTGTTCGGAGTCCGGGGTAGTCCCGACTCCAATCGGGAACTACGGCTTCATCTTTGATACCCCCTGTAAGGACTCCGAGATGCTAACCGAGTGGAGGGAGCACGTGATGTCCCCAGTGAAAGTGATCAGTAATTTTATGCACCACGCCGCACTCCCCGAGATTCCTAAAAGGGTGCACATGGGAAGGCAGTTCTACGCGCTCTCCATGAAGGAGAAGAAACCCCAAAGTGTTGAAATCTTAGACACCGGAGGGGTAGAATCTCCTGAAGTTCCAGTTGTTCACTAAGGTGAACAAAATGTTCTCAAGACTTGAAAAGCATCACATACGGTCCTTTAATATCTTTAACCGCCAGATAGCCAACAGCCGGACATCCGCGCCCGCTGCGCGTGGCGCCACCACCGGTGGAGGCCGTGATGTCGAAATCCTCGACGTGTGAATCTCACTGATCTGGGTCGTCACCATCGCCACCTCCGGTGGTGTCGGCGCCACGGTTGGTGGGCTGTTGGCTGTTGGAAGTTAGATATATTAAAGGACCATATGTGATGCTTTTCAGTTTAACCATCTACTAGACAAGGAGTTCCATAATGAAGCCTTCTACCATCGCCTTTATTGGGGATTTACACCTCTCGTTCACGATCTGGGAGTCTCGAAGAGAGATCACAGGTGACAGTGATCTCGGACTTTCCCAGATCCTGGAGGTATGCAAGTCTCGGGATATCCGGGACCTCATCCTACCCGGTGATATCTTTGATTCTCCGGATCCTCATCCCGCCTTGGTCTACAAGTTCAGGGACTTCGTGGAGCGTGCTCGGGAGCAGGGGACATCAGTCTCCTTCATCCAGGGTAACCATGACAAGCGGGTGTTGTCCTGGGGCCAAGCGGTCTCCGGTGATGCCCACTGGATCGGGGATGGTCAGCTCAGGGAGATCGCGGGTACCGCAGTACGCGCCTTCGATTACACCTCACGAGATGATCTCGCCGCCAAGCTCGCCGAGGTGGGTTCCAATGGGGTCCCCAGCGACGTCATCGTCATGCACCAGGCGTGTAAGCAGTACCTGGATATCGAGGGTTGCTGGAGCCTGGATCTCGACTGGGTCCCCGAGTTAGCCGGCGACATCGTGATGTCCGATATTCATGAGCCCTGGGGATATCCCCGATACGTGGCTCGATGGGCGGGCTACACCGGTGCGATGACCACGAGATCCATCAATGAGGCCAGGCATCCCAAGTCCGTGTTGCTTCGGCATCCCGGCGGTGTCTTTGAACGCGTCCCGATACTGTCTCGTGCGATCACCCAGTTCGCGGTGACCGCGGATAACATCGAAGGCTTGATGCCCTCGATTCGGGATTTCATTGCCTACGCGGGTTCCATTCAGGACCTCACCAGGTTGCCTGGTGTCATCTACGTCACCTACGACAACTCAATTGTCTCCGCACCGGAGATCATCGCGGACACCATCAAGGCCGCGAAGTCAGATGTCTTCGTGGTCCCCAAGTTCACGGGATCCCAGAAGGCCGCGATCACCTTTGATCCCAGTGTGGCCGCCGAAGGCGTCCCCGAGATCACCACCTTCGTGTCTGGATTCTTGAAGCCCGAAGATGACCCCCGCGCCCATGGTCTCGCCCTCGATCTCCTCGATGGCACCCAAGGCAAAGAAGGCATCGTCGCCAAGATTGAATCCGCACGCCAACGCTTCCTCCAGGAGGTCCAATGAAATCTGCATTCACCCTTATCGAGATCTTGATCGTAATCGCGGTTATCGCTGTTCTTGGTGTGATGCTTATCCCAGTGATACACGGGGCGGTGTCATCAAAACCAAAATCTAAAGTGGCCCTGGTTCCCGAGGAGTCCACTCGTTTCGTAGAAACACAGGTGACCCCATCAGGCTTCGGTTACCCCAACCCGGTATATCTCCTCCGGGATACCAAGACAGGGCAGGAATGGTTGCGAGCCCATCAATACGGGTTCGCGCAGGTCTCCCCCAGTGCATCCACCCCCTTACGCTGTGAAGCCGAGGTCCCCCGATGAACGATGACTCACGTTTCGCTTACTTCAGACTCCCCAATGGGACCACGTTCCATCTCCCCCGGAGTGTCCTCGATCTCGCCGCAGCCCCGGCGCGGCTGCAAGTCGACTCCCTGATCACCCTCGAAGCCCTAGCCGCCGCGATCCTAGGCGTCCCCGACGTCGATTTCCTGAAGTGGGGGGATTCCCTCTCCGAGGCCTCAAACGAGCTAGAATCGAAAATGGCGAGGTCCCAGGCCCCTGTTTTGGGGGAGTCCTATGGTGACTCCGATATCGACCGGATCATGGAGGCCACTTCCGAAATCGAGGGCTACTTCTTTTTGAGTATCAATTACGACCCCGTTGGGGGTGTCTGGGATGTCACGGTAACCCATGGCACCATGGATTGTGGTAGCAGCACCTATGGGGGTTGCGAAACTGAACTCACCGCTGCGGTGAACTCCACGCTGCGTGCCATCGCGGGTGCGCTGGAATCCGGGAAACTCAAGAAGCGCCCACCTGCCCCGCCATTCCAGAAACCGCTTGAGATCTGGGGGTACCCCTTGGGTTCCCGGGTCTGGATTGACACCGTGCATGGCTGGCGTCTGGGTAAGCTCGATGTTGAACCCGCGTGTTCCTATAAGGAGGAGCCCTGCAGTGCCGTGGTTCGCATGGATCACGGTGAGCGCAGTTCGGATTGTATTTCTGTGTTCCCACGTTCGCCACGTGATATCAAACCCGCGCTGTGCCGGGCGTGTGGGGGCCCCCAGTTCTGGACACCATCGGGGTATTCCTGCAAGAACGGCGATGGCGGCGAGATCTCCTTGCCCCATGACCAAACCAGTATCCAATAAACCCTGAATCCTGAAAGGATTAACGTCATGGGCAAAATCAGTTCACCTGTTGAAGCCATCAAGAAGGTTCAGTTCTTTAGGTTCCCGCGCCACCCCATCCAGGCCCGCATCGCCCGTGCCGGGGATGTTGTAGTCGCGCTCTCGAAGTCCGGGAGGGTCTACACCAATGTGGCCCCGCTGTCGACGTGGGTGTACTGCGATGGCTGCGAGGACTGGGCGCCGGATCTTTTCGAGTGCATGCGTGCCCTGGATCTCCTGACCCCAGCGGACATCGAGCGCCACACCCGGTACGTCGAAGCCGAGAGCCGTCTTCAGAAGGCGATCTCCTGGCTGGGGGATACCAGGCGCTGGGCGGGTCACCACGTTTTCAAAACCTCTCTGAAGAAACGCCTCAAGGTCTGGGATTCCCTGGATCCCTGGGGTCAGGAGAAGGCGGCGCGGTACGGTTACATGCCTGAGGGGGCTGTCCAGAAACCTTTACCGAAAGGGGGTGCGTAATGGGGGCTGCATTCAAAACAGTAAGTGAGGTCCGCGCCGCCAACATCGCCGCTGGAGGTTGTTTCTTTAGCCGGCCGAACATGTTACACGTTGGCGACACCCTGAGGTCCTTCGCGCTGTGGCGGGATCCTCAGGGGGAACTCTATCTCTACCGGAAGCCTTCTGCAATCGTAAAGGGGGCTAGTTGCAGGGATGACGAACCCCAGGTACGCCAAGTCGGGTTTGACCCCAAGCTGGGCGCCTTTTGGCTCATTAGAAGCAGTGGGAGAATGGTTCCCATGGGTTCCGAGGCCACCAGAGAGTTCTACACCAGACTCAAGAAGGAGTCGTCATGAGTCCCTTTCATCGCAACAGCACCAAGGTCCTGGTCGGGGTTGAGCCCGATGGCACCCGGGTGTACCGTCACAACAACAAGATCACTCGGGTCACCCCGGATACACGTCAGTACCCCGATGTTGGATTCTACCCACCCGGGGGTCGCGCGGCACTCTATCGGGGTCGCCAGGATCCCCGGGATACCGTTGAGTTCGCCGAGGGCGTCCGGGAACTCCGGAGTCGCGGGAAACCCGCGGGGGTCCGCCCGGGGCCACAGTCATTAACTCTCTAACTTAGAAAGGCACACCATGCCAGGTTACACCGCAACTTTTACAGATCGTGTAAAGCGGACATATGTAATTTACGCACCCACCCTCGCCGAAGCCAAATCGAAAATCAAAACGCTTATCAGCGATGGTGCGAAGCCAGATCATGAACAAAAATATCTTTGCAAGAGGCCAGAAATCAAACTGTCGAAGTCAGTCGAAATCTCTTCAGAGAAAAAGGATATCATTCGTCAATACCCTTTCCCACAGCTCTCCTATATTGTGAAAACGCATCTTGGGGTCAAACATCCCCCAGGGATCTTCCAGGAAGATCTTGCCCTGATGCTCATCACTGCGATGGAACAGGGTGAAATCGATGCGGATGGTATCGACGAGGCCGTCATTGCTTTCGGGAGGTGCCACCGGGCTGTACTCAACAAGATGTCACCGGAGGATCGCGCAATTCTAGGTTTCGACTAAGCATTCCAACCAATGCCCTTCGTTAAAGGAGGTTCCATGAAAACACGTTTTCCTAATGGTACACCTTGTTACCTCATTGCACTGAGGCGCTCCAAGCGCGGTAAACCCTCGGGGCATGCGGTCAGGAGACTGCGCCGTGAGGTCTTCTCCGAGTTCTTTGAATACGCCAAAGAATCTGTTGTTTTCGGCCACAGTGTTGGTGCCATGGTTTTCCGACTTCGTGATGGTGTCGACCCCCGGGAAGCCCTGCGGTACTGGCCGGATCACGGGGTCTGCCCGGCCTGCTTGCACCGGGCCATCACAGCGGGGACATGCTGTTTGTGTGGTGCCGACCCCGACAAGGTGGAATCACCATACAAACCAAAGGCGGAGACATGAGAGTGCCACTTTGCTACGCCGAGGCCCTGAAGCACTCGCGTACAGGGAAGCCGTCTTCTGCGGTTCTCAAGAAGCTACGCGCCGCTGCTCTCGCCGAGTTCTTTGTCTTCGACCCCATCAAGTGGGTCTACCAGCTTCGCCCCGGGGTGAAGCCCAAGGAGGCCCTCAAACGTGTCAGTGATCACGGGGTCTGCCCGCACTGCCATCTCCGCTCACTCACCACGGGGTGTTGCCTGCAATGCGGGAAACGCCCCGATGAAGTCAAGAAGCCCTACAGTGGGCCCCAGGAGATCCCATGAAACACTGTACACCGGCGCCATCGTTTTGCTGTGTTATCACCGAGGGTCAGCGGATTCTTCGCATGAGACCCCCGCGGCGCTCGCTCCCCAAAGCCCAGATGGATGTCGCCCTCTGGAAGAAAGCCCACCCCGATTATGTCGAACGCCGAGATGGCAGCCTACCCCGTGTTGTCGCCACGCTCACGGGGTTTATCTGGGATGTCGAGGTCCCAGACCGATTCAAGTGGACCCGCTTCGTGAAACCAACGCCAGCGGTGGTCGCCCGATATCTCTCGACATATACTCAGACCCCACAGGCGGGTCCGTTTGGGCGTTCCCAGTACCGTCTCAAGTTGAAGCGAGTTGACTGGAGGGGTTACCTGACATGTAACAACTGGCTCATCAAGGCCTGGGTGGAGTGGCCCCTGGCAGTCGATGTCAATCTGGTGACCCCGCGAGAAATCGAGTTCATCTGTCCCGTTCTCTAATTAGTTACCAGAATCTCACAATTCTGGGATTTCATTAGTTCCTGGTTCATCGACGGCAGTTTCGTATTTGTCCTGCGACGAATACCAGAGCTCCCAGTCTCCCCAGGCGTTGATTCCCGCACACGTGCGGTATTGAATAGATTTAAGCCCTGAGAACGAATGTTCTCAGCGGCGTTTTCATCCCTGTCATGGACTCTTCCACAATGTGGGCAAGCCCACTCGCGAACTGACAGTGGTAGAGATTCCATTAGAAATCCACAACCACTGCAGGTCTTGGATGATGGAAAGAACCTATCGACTTCTTGGATGGCATCTGCCTTGTACCCAAGTTGTCTCACGATCTCACCCCAGCCGACATCGCTGATGGCCCTGGCGAGACAGTGGTTCTTCATCATCCCACTGACATTTAAGTCTTCAACACAGATCACACTGAACCGTTTGGTTATCGCGGTTGTGATTTCGTGCTGCCAGCCCTTTCGGGTCTGGGCTACTTTCCAATGCAGCCTCGATAACTTATTGGCTGCTTTCTTACGGTTCTGAGAGCCCTTGACCTTCCGGGATAAACGACGACCCAGACGTTTAAGCCTGGTGATCGCTGATCTCAGTGGTCTAGGGGCCTCGAACTTCTCTCCAGTAGACAGTGTAATCGCTGAAGTTAATCCAAGATCGATACCAACACAGGATTCCGGGTTGGGGGTCTTTTCGATATCAGGGAGTTCGACCTGAACGGAGATCCACCATCTCTGACCCTGGAAGGAGAGGCGTGTCGAGATTGGTCTGCCCTCGAACCTGAGTTCTTCCCGCATCTTGATCCAACCTATTTTTGGGAGCTTTATTTTATTACCATCAAAACTGAACTTATCGGGGCCATCTTCCAGCCGAGCAGACGCCTTGGAACGATGCCTGGACTTAAAGTCAGGCATTGACATCTTGGGGCCCTTACGTTTACCTTTAATGGAATCGAAGAAATTTTGATAGGCAATTCCAAGATTCTTAATGGCTTGCTGGACCACTGACTTCGGGACCGCATACATCCATGGAAACTCTACATCCTTAATGGAGTTTAATTCCTTTCGGAGTTCAGCTTCATTGGGCTTCTCCCCTGTATCGAAGCGTTCGCGCCATCTATTCAGGGCCCAATTGTAGGCAAACCGAGCAGTGCCCACGCAACGCCGGAAGAACTCTTCCTGGGCATCCGTTGGGTCTAGCTGGATGACGTGGGATCGAATCACTTCTTATCCATCTCACGCTGAATGAACGTACGTATGACTTCGGAGACCGAGACGCCCCTACGGGTAGCCTCGGCGCGGAGCCACTCCAGCATAGCTGGTGGGAAAAATATCTGTGATCGTATCATGTGTAGTATCCTACCCCTGTACGGTGTATGTCAACCCACCACGATGACAGGAAACCGGGTGGTGGTGAATGGCGTGATCTGGTAGTAAACCCAACACCGTTACTCTACCTTCTAAAGGACCCAATCATGGAAGTCTCAGCTCCCGTTGTTGCAGTTGTATCCGGGAAGCCCAATAGGGTTCCCCTCCCCATACGCCCCACGATTTGGGGTCTGGTCCGCGCAGGTGTCGACTTTGATCATAGTGGACCTGATATCGCCGAACTATTCAAGAGGGGGTTCACTGAAGACGACCTCATTGAATCCGGGATCTGGCAGCGTGCCAGCAGGGGGCGTCTGGTCCGCACTTTCGGTGGGTTCGTGCAGCAGTGCTATGAGCGCTGTGATTCCAATAGCACCGCGGTCCTCGAACTCGCCTCGTTGAACTGGAACCATGGAAACCGAACAATCAACACAGTTAGGAAAGAGCATGGCGTCCATCAAAATCGAAGAAACTAGCATCAAGCTGAGCGCGAGTTTCGCGCTCGGTGCAGCACCACTGTCCTATGACCAAGACGATGGCTTTGCCAAATCGTCTACCAGGGTTCATTACGATGTCGGCCGCCAACCCCGCCGGATCGATTTCGATGTCGCCTCTGATCTCCTCTCCGAGATGTTGCTTGGTGTCGCCGGCAAGTCTCTCCCCGCGGACCTCATGCTCAGGGGGGTCGATGAAGTCTATATCAACCCCACGTCTAACTGGAGGGATGATGTACTCGTGAGCATTCAGGCATCAGTGGGAGACGCCGGAGAAATCTACGGCCCCTGTTGGAAATCATTGATCGCGGAGAAGATGAAGGGGGTCATCACGCGATTCATCGCGATGACGCAGACCCCAGGAGCCCTGAAGTGGTGGGAACGCCGTACAGAACTCGAGCGCCGGCTGAAGGCACATGACAATGCCCACCGGGGGTACATGGCCAGTGATGAGTTCTACAAGCAGCAAGCCGAGATCAGAGAACACCCCGATTTCGACAACACTGAACCCCCTGACTTCATCGGAGATGTTCTCTTGGCCACCAAGTTCGCCGAGCTCGATATCGCGATTACGGGGAAACAGGTCCAGGGTTGGAAAGAGTACCCGCTTCGGTTCGAGGACATCGTGGGATCCCAGGATCTCATCTACCTCAACGATGGGGGCTACTCCCGCATGGGGCTCTTCATCAACACCGATGATACCATACGGATTGTCATCTGCATGAATGAGAAGTCAGACCACCATGGTCGCCAGCACGACGACGACGTCACCGCGAAGATGCGGGAGATCCAGGAAGCCGCGACGACGTGGTACCGTGCTGCCCTCAAGGAAGCCGGAGTGGATGCGTCATGCCGCTGACCTGGGTAGACAATACCAGAGTGGTCAATCAGGCACGTGAGGTTCGAGAGCGCCGTGCCCCAGGGTACCACTCGCACTCCAAGATCCTGCATGGGTACACGAACCCCCGGAGCTTCATGGCCCTCAGCCATGGGGTTTTCGTTGAAGCCGTCGCCGCAGGCAAAGATGGCTTCAGTGCTGTCCAGGATTTCCTGGATGGCACTGAACTCAAACATGGGCACCCGATAAGAAACCTCATTCTCGCGCGAATCGCGAAGGAGCACCCCAGTGGCTAAGAAAGCGAAGAAGACCAAGAAGAAGAAGTCCAACATTGCGACGTTACGAGAGACCTTGTTGGTCCTCGAGGATGACGCCGCATTCTCGGGTACCGAGGGGTTCATCCGGCAGTGGAAGGATGTCTCGGATTCCGATTTTGATCTCCTGGAGAATGGGCATCTCCCCGATGCCTCTCCTGATGTCGAGATCAGCATTATGACCTTGCTTAATGAAGCCAAGGCAGCCGGTCTCCCCTGTGTTAAAAACCTGGTTTATTGAGGAGGGATTACAATGTTCGATGCCACTACATTAGCCAAAATTTGTTACTACGCCCAACAACATGTCAGTGATCCTCAGGCCTGGGATCACTCAAAAGAACACCTGGATCACATCTTTCAATGCACATCTTTTACCATTGCTTGCTTCCTTGCAAACAATACTGTAGAGGGAGGTGGCGGTGTCGATTGGGACATTGTTCAAGAAGAGCTTTGTCAAATGCCCGCAAAGTCTCTCAAGCAGTGGGAGAGAATCATTAAAAAGAAGATTAAGGTTTTCGGAGGCTTAACGAAAAAGGCACCAACCGCAGCCCTACGTGACTCCATGATTAACATGGTGAACGAGTTGTTAGCCAATGACACCGGTGTTCGTGAGTCCACGTATAACGAACTCATCCATCTCGTCAGTCTGATCTTGACAGTTGATGAGGTCGGTTTGCTCAAGAAGCATGTGGAAGCCACCGATGGACAATTCTACTTACCGGAGGGCACCTACTTTGATCCACCTAAGGCATAGACCAGGAGGTACCAATGCCACGTAAACCCAACTCTGAATCGCTAGAGCGTCTTGGCTGTCATCACTATAAATCGATTTCTGTTCCTGTGATGGCAAAGATAGTTTCTGACTGTGTGGGCTGGTATTCCCACCAGTTGTGTGGGGATAGTTTTCAGCGCGCCGCGGCGCAAGCCCAGGTGCGCCTGACATCGCAACTCATCGCAGCCTGGGTAGCCCAGCGTTGCCACACCGGGGTTAATCCAGATGACGTCAATCAGGTCTTGGTGCTGGATCAGCAATACCCCCAGCGCAGTTTTGCCCAATGGGAGTCAAACCTCCGTTTCCTCATCAGCAAATACAAGAGGAGTCCCAAATGAGTAATGAACCCGATTTGTTCAAGGCCCTCGAGGCCACCCACACCCAACGCACCTCAATCATTGTCGCGAACCCTGAGACCGGGGCGATGTGGGCGTTTACCCCACTGCGTGCCCACGAAAAGTTCCTGGTCGCCGAGTGGGATCCCGTTACCGCGAAGTATGCACGGAGCACAGAGCAGCTCTCATTTCGAGCCGTCATCGAACTGATTTACGATAAGTGCAAGTGCTGGCGCATCGTCGCGGATTGCTCGCTCCCCGGAAAGATTGAGACCGTTGCGGTTCATCACGCCGATGGTACGGCGACATGGTACGTCGATGCCCCCGAACATGGCCTCGCCCTACCCCAGGGGTATTCGGTGCACCCCTGCCCCATGCAGGGCGGCCAGGGGACCCCACGCTGGTATGTCAAGGGTCCCGATGATCGCGAAGACGGCGATCGCATCATCGAATGTGTTCACACCAGTATTGAAGATGCCGTGGATGCCGCCTGGGATGAGGTGGAGTCGTGACCAGAACCCGAAACCTATTCCCGAAGAAGTCTGAGCGCGAGTACAGTATCACGACTCAGGCCGAGCTCCGCCGGGCCTTCTGGGAGTCGAACCCAGAGTTCCAGCGCAAGGGCAATCAAGGCCAGAACTCCTACAACGCCACGATCCGTTCGGCGTGGTGCTTCTTCGTCGACGCCATGCAAAAGGATGGCCAGATCTCACACGCTCTCTCCAAGAGAGCCTGCCTCTGAAGGAGTCCACATGAGTACAGTCATGATTTCCGACATCGTCCAACGCATTGAAAACCTACCCCCCAGTGTTCTCCATAAGTTCTTAAAAATGCTCGTCTTGTACATGTACCGGAGTGGGTGCTTCGAGTTCGGGGGGCCCTACGACCCCGTCAACGGTTCGATTGAGAGCACAAGTGAGTTCCCATCGGGGTCTGATGTCTGCGATGCCATCGCACAGAACATCGAGGAGATGGGGATCCTGGCCCCAAGTCAACTCCCTATCCGGCTGTATCAGGTCGTTGCGATTTACGCCGACAATAATCAGCGGTACTGCGACGAGTTCTGGGCACCATCACCCCAAGCCGCCGAGGCCGCCGCGAAGGCGAAAGCAGCGATAGATGACAACGAACTCATTATCGCCGGGGTGTTCCTCGACGGTAAGGTGGTTTCATGAAAAATGCAAAAAGCAATTGGCCCTACACCTTACTCTCATCAGCAGCACCTCAAGGATGGGTAGCCCATGACTCAGTACGACAACGCTGATTTCCGCCGGTTCTGCGAGCAGGCCACGGATCGCCAGCTCGCCAACATCATTTATTCAGAGCATCAGAACAACCACGAAGTCGACTGTGGTATCGCCGAGGGCGTCGCCATAGCACGAGGCTTCGATGCCACGCGCATCGAAGAATGCAAGCGAAGGGAAACCCCATGAGTATCCCAAAATACGTCTTAAACCGGGATGGCACCGAACGTGGGGAAACCACGGGGTCATCTCGCCTCTGCCGCCTCGAGAGCTGCGGTGGTCGCTGCATCGGGGTCCGCTGGCCCAAGAAACGTGGGCAGAAACGCGCCCGCATCACTTTCCCGTGCACCAAGGGTCTGCGGGTCGTCGACGCTGAAACCGAACAAATCATGTAACCAAGAGGAGGCCGGCTATGCCAGCTAAGAAACCAGTGCTGCCACCACGTGTGAAGCCCAGCACCTGCAAGGGAGTCTATGGGTTCTCCTACGAGTGGTTCACGCATACAAAAAGCCCAGCGGTTATCAACATTCTACATGGTCATGCGCGTGAACGCGCCGAGCAGTGCATGCGTGAGTGTTATGTTGCCGGAGAACTCGTGTATGAGTCTCCTCGGGGCCGCATCTACACGGGGTGGTGGCGAATCATCAAAAAGGAAGACCTCAATGCCAGCACCTAAATTGCCCAGGGTTGATTGCTCCAATGGCGCCCCCATGGGTCGGGCACCATGGCCCCGAAAATCGATATGCAGCGAGGACCTCGACATCACCCAGGTCGAGTGTTTCAAGGAGCCCGCGTATTGCTTCAAGTTACCCCTTCGGGATGGCTACGATCGCGGGGGTGCCTATTGGGGTGGTCCCAATGATCTCTGGTGTGCCACCAATGGTTTCGAGGGGGACAACACATTCCAGATGTTCACCAGGGCGGGATCACGCCACGAAGCCCAGTCCAAGTTTGAATACGAGGCCCCGGGTCGCCTCATGTGGCGAAAGCGGTCTGTGAACCCAGTACGGAGGCCCCATGCCCGACGGTAAACCACCAGACGACATCAACCAGTTGTTTCTCAGCATCCTCCACAACCCTGAGCTATCCAAACAGGCCATGGAGGCTGGCAACGAATATGCTAAGCACATGCTGAACCGACCCTACTCGGTGCGGTTCAGCATACCAGCAGTAGCCCACGCCAACGTGTTAGTTGAGGCCGATTCAGAGCTCGCCGCGATGACCAAGGCCCAGGACATCGAGATTGATCACGGTGAATGGCGCTATGGCGGCCCCATTGATCCCAAGGCGAAACCCCGGCCCACGCAGGTGACGCCGATAGGCTGGGGGGCCATGTTGCCACCTCGTCTACTCAAGCCAGGGGAAACCGCTGATTTCGAGGTTGTATTCCACAAAGTGGATACCAAGACGTATGTGGTCAACGCGAGTTCTCGTGAACACGCCGCATGCCTCGCCGAGCAACTCCGCCTCGACGGCACACCCCCGATGTCGTCATCAGACGGCATCTGGTCACCGCACATTAAACAACTCAGGAAAAAGGAGAACGCAGATGGGAAAGACCCCACTGGAAATCTTTGACGAATTACAGCAGAGGTTGGCCCGACCAGATGGCACTGAAGCCCGCTTGGTCAGCGATCTCCTCGAGGATCACATCTCGAACTCGGAGACCGTTCACGGCACGATCCCAGAGGAAGCCCTGGATCACTTTGATACCATGCTCGAGGAACTCCTGGTGACCACGATGTCGGTGCGGCGAGCGTTCAATAGACTGCGTGAGCACCCAGGAAATCAGTGTCCGATCCCATTCACTCTCTGCTCCGCGGGAGGTGATGGCAGTGTTCTCGATGGTCGCATTGAAATCACATGTGACGGCATCGAGGTCGGGTTTAAGGGGTATGGGACCCCTGAGGTCAAGGGGGGTGCCCCGATACGCATCGAGCAGCAGAACGGTGTCGCCCGGGTTCGTGCTTGTTCAGACATCAATGATCCCCCGGGCTACCCCAGTGGTATCGGGTTAGGATTCGCCCGGGAAGAGTTCCGTATAAACCGCGATCAGGAAGGGGATTTATGTTCATCAAAACAGTAACATTGCGCAACTACTGCCAGCACGAGGACGTCACCGTTGAACTCGGCGCCGGCCTCAATGGCATCATTGGATCCAATGGTCGCGGGAAGTCCAACTTCCTCGACGCCATCCGATTCCTGCTCACCGGGGAATCCAACAACCCCGGCAAGAAGGAAGACAATCTCCGCTGGGGTGCGAAGACCGGCTGGGTTGAGGGCACCATCCGTTTCGGGGATACAGATTACTACCTGAAGCGGTGGATTACCTCGGCGAAGGCCGAGATGTCCTGGAAGGACAACACCGGTGGTGAACAGAAGCTCACCAAGGTTGCCGAGATACAGAACACCCTCAACGCCCTCACGGGATCCACTGCCAAGGTTCTCCTCGATGCAGTCTTGGTCCCCCAGGGTGCCATCAACGCCGTACTCTTCCAGCGCCCCGGGGATCGCCTCAAGGAGTTCCAACGCGTCTTCGGTCTCCAGGGGGTCGCCGATGCCCATCGCTATCTCGGCGAGGAAGCCGCGAAGTACACGTTGACCCCAGGGCTCTCCCAGGCCCTCAAGGATTCCGCTCAGTTGCTCACCGCGGCGAAAGTGGAGGTCTTGGTCTCCCAGGAGACCTGTGCAGCCGGCAAGGCAGCCATTGAGGCCCTGGTACCAGCGGAGGATGTCCTGAGACGTGCAGATGCCGCACAACGCCATGGCGCCGCTTTGGCCCAGGCCACGGGTCGGCATCAAGCCGCACTCCAGGCCCAGGCCACGGCGCGTTCCGAGCTCGCCGCGGCAACAGCAGCCCTGGAGGCCAGGGTTGTCCAGGGGCTCACTGAAAAAGCGGACGCGATGCGGCAGCGTCGGGCTCAGATCGAAGTCGCGCTTTCCCAGGTCAGCCAACGCCAGAACGCGGCGGCTGCAGTGGCGGCTTATCAGGCCACTCTGCTCATGAACCCTGAGGTCACCGCAGAGGAAGGCCAGGCCGCGGAGGCCGCAGCGGCCACTGCGGCCGCTGAACTCGCCACTGCGGAGAACGCGGCACGGGGTAACCGTGCCCAGACCCCCGCGGAGATCGAAGCCAAGGCAGCCCAGGAAGCCGCGACACGAGCCCTCGACGAAGCCAAGGCCCGGAATGTTCTCACCGATGCCGATCTCGTGGCATGGTCAGCGGAGATCAACCGGCGCACCGGTGATATCCAGGGTTTCGAGACCGGGTTCTGTCCGACTTGCAAACAGGAGGTCAAAGGGGGCCCCGCGCACATCGCCGCGATTCGTGCCTCGATCACTGAACTCACCATACAGCGGGAGAAGCGTCGATCCGAACTCGAGTTCGCCAGGGGAGAAGAGATCAACCGGTGCATGGGTGACGTGCAGACCGCCGCTGCGAGAGTTCATGCGATCGCAGTCCAGGCCGCAGCATTCTTCAGCGAGCATCTCAAGGCGGCGACGGCGAAGGCAAATGCGGCATCCGCGGATCTCACGGCGAAGCGGAATGCGGCGTATAAGCGCCACCAGGCCCTCGCCGGACTCCAGTCCAGTAAGCAACTCCTGGAATCCCTGGGTGGGGTGGCCGCACCGGCTCCAGATGCGATCGAAACCATTGATCGTGAACTCGCCCAGATCAGGGCTGCCCTGGATGCCCACGCAGGACTCCAGCGCACCCGGGATGCCGCTGTGGTCAAGTTGACTTCAGCTGACAACGAGGTGGCCTCCGCGGAATCCGCGGTGATCGCCTTGGGTAAGCAGCTCGATGCCCCGAGCCCCCAGGAAGTCGATGCCGCTGTAGCGGATACCAGACGACTCGCCGAGCTCCGGAAGTCGCAGGCCCAGATCGAGGCCACCCATGCCGCCAATGTTGCCTCGGTGACCATGCGTCAAAGCGAGGCCAACCGTCTCGCGGAGACCGCGCGTCGTGAAGCCCGGGATCAAGCCTGGGTGGAAACCGTCAACAAGGTCCGTGATATCCTGCATCCCACCAATTTGCCAGCAGTGGCCATGCGGGAGTATGCCGCGATCATCAATAACCAGTTGGGGTGGTATCTCGATAAGTGGAATGCCCCATTCCGGCTCTGGATCAATGAGAACATGGAGTTCCGTGCTCTGAAGCCAGATGAAAACGGTGCCGAAGCCGAAATGGACGCCGCCCGTCTCAGCGGTGGCGAACAAATCGTGGGATCCTCGAGCTTCCGGGTTGCGATGTCAGATACCTTTGCCAGGAATGCTGGGCTCATCGTTCTCGACGAACCCAGCAGCTACCTCGACAAAACCAATATCCACAATCTGCAAACCGTGCTGCTCGAGCTCAAGAAGGTTTCAGCGGCGAGTCATCGACAGGTCATCGTGGTCACCCATGAGGCCTCTCTCATGGGATTCTTTGATCAAACCGTAACCATTGGAAACAATGCCGCGTTGGCCTCCTGAGGTCCATCGCGGCGAGGAGTCGCGATGAAAGCAGTGCTGACATATCTGGGGCGCATGCTCTCCCTGAGCCCGGCGCCCCTTGGAAAACAGTTCGAGGATTCCTGTGTGGTCACCAGGATGATTCAGGTCAATGCTTGTGCTGAGAACGGGTGGCGACAATCCAGGAAACCAGAGGACCACACCCTGTACTGGTATGACACCCAACCCGATGGTACCCCGGTATTCGTGACCTACTCGGGCTACGGGTACCGGATCCATGCTGAACTCACCAGGCAAGGCCATGAAGTCGAGGTCAGGGACTTCACCCCGTGTGGGCTCCCGGATCCAGAACTCACCAGACTTCAGGGGATCTCTTGGCGGGGATCCCAGGCCGACGTGGTCTGCAAGCTCCTCGCCAATAGGTGTGGGGTCATCGATTGCCCCACCGGATGGGGCAAGAGTTTTATCATCCGAATGATTGTGCGGGCATACCCCAATTCCTTGATTGGGGTCACTGTTCCTAGCACGGATGTCGCCAAAGAAATATATGAGGCCTTGGTCCCCGAGCTCGGATACTCAGTGGGCATCGTGGGTGGAGGTAAGCACAAGCAGCGAAGGGTAACCGTAGCGGTTACACACTCGTTGTTAAAGTTGGATCCCAACATCAACTTGCTGATGACCGATGAGTGCTTTGTAGGGGATACTCTGGTGGCGACTCCACGTGGGCCGGTCACGATTGACAGTGTGCGCAGCGGAGATACTGTGTGCGTAGCCACCGGAACTGGACAAGTCCAGGCAACCTCCGTTAGGCAGACTTTGGAGGTATGCCATGTTGCGTTTACTGACGGAAGCTCAGTTACTACCACTCCTACCCACCCTTTTTTCACAGAGAGGGGATGGGTACGCGCGGGAGAGCTGGAAGTCGGACAGATGTTATTCCGCCAGGAAGACATGTGCGTATTGCGGTGTGGTATTCTCCCCGGTGTACCCATCGGGGAGAAGGGAGCCGGAGCACACGTGGAAACTGCGAATGTGCTGCTCGAACTCCTGCGCAAAGAAGTTAAAGAACCCAATGCACAACCCAGAGTCACGCGCGAAGATGGCACGCCGGTTATCGGCGATAGGGCATCAACCACGCGTACGCGGGGGGAACGGGAAGGGGATGACAGCCCCGCAATCAGCTCTATTGGGTGCGTTAGGGGAGGGCTGGTTACCGGAGTTCGTTGTTCTAACAAGGAAGCCAAGGACCTCCGGGTTTCCAGGCCATTACAAGATCGATATTGCGAACCCTGGTCTGATGATAGCGCTGGAAATCGACGGGAGGGGTCACCAGTCATTATCTCGCCGGCGGCAGGATCTGAAGAAGGCGACGTTGCTAACTGCCTTAGGGTGGCGGGTATTACACTTGAAAAACTCTCTAGCCCTCGAGTTGTCTTCAACCTCGCAGTGTCTGGGCACCCTTCTTACTATGCTGGGGGAGTGTTAGTTCACAACTGTCATGCCGTGCTTACCCCAAACTTCATCGACATGTTCAATCGGTTCCCCCGCGCCAAGTTCCAGGCATTCACGGCTACCCCCAAGGGACGCAGTGATGGCGCCGATGGGTTCATGGAGGCCTTGTTCGGACCCGTGATCCACCATGTCCCCTATCAGGAGGCCGTGGAGTCCGGGAACATCTGCCAACTCAGGTATCGGGTCTACGAGAGTAAGATTGGACCCGATGTCACCGGGATGACCAATAAGGTCGCCAAGGATCGCGTCGCGGTCTGGCGTAATAAGGCGCGCAATGATTTGATTGCGCATGCGGTGAGGCGTGCAGAGATCACTGAAGCCCCGGATCCCCAGATCCTGATCATGGTGGAGAAAACGGAACACGCCTTCCTGCTTCAGCAGGTCCTCCCCGAGTTTGTGGTCGTCACCGGTGAACTCGACGACGACAAGGAAGCGCGGCTGCGCAAAGTTGGGTCCATGCAGAGCACGCAGTCGGCGCCATCCAAAGATGACTGTGCTCGAATGAAGAAAGAGTTCTCAGCGGGAACCCTCCGCAAAGTCATCGCGACGTATAAGTGGTCCAAGGGGGTCAACTTCTTGGGCCTCGATGTCCTCGTCCGCGCCGAGGGCACCTCAACTGAGATCGCGAGTGGTCAGGTCCCCGGGCGTCTGAGTCGTAAGGGCCACGATGGCAAAAAGGAGTATGGACTCCTCATCGATTTCAACGATGTCTTCAGCACGGATATGAAGGCGCGTTCAGCGAATCGCTTCAAGGTCTACAAGCGGAATGGCTGGATCTACGAGGTGGGCTCATGAAAACGGGCTACAAGAGAAAGAAAGTCTCCAGCGTCGAGACTGGTTTTGAGCCCGAGTCGGAACCCCAGGTAAGTCCTGAAATCGATCGGGATGCCACTGCCATCGAGCGTGCCTTCGTCGAGGCCAGGAGAGCAGTGGTCCCTGAATCCACGGGGTGCTCGAAGCAGCAACGCAGGTATTTCATCAAGGCAGCGGAGATCGCGAGGCGTCTCGGGGAATCCCCGGGGGTCTTCGTGAACACCCAGATCGGGTATCTCCTCAAGACAGGTGCCCAGTTATACCCTCAGGGCTTGGCATCTGAAACCGTGACCACAGGGGCACGGGATGTCTTGATTAGTACAGCCGATATTGACCTACATCGTTACCAATTACAGCTTGACCGCTGGAAAAGGTATGTCAGCATTGGCTCCCCCGAGGGTATCCTTCGGACAGTTTGGTTTGAGTTCACACCCCTGATGAGGTTTGTCATGTCCACGCATTATCACCTACCAGGCATCGCTGAGGCATGCCGTGAGGAGGCTCGACGCGAGTTCCTCGCCTCATCCACCGCTCAGAAGCTCTTTGTAGAGATAGGTGAGGTGTTCAAATGAACTTCACACCTCAGCACTACTACATTGTTATCGGGCACATGTTATACAACCCCAGGTTTTGTAAGGATGCCTCGGCAAACCTACAATCCGAATGGTTTACATCGGAGCCCATTGGGTGCTCGTACTGGTGTTCCGCGGCGTTCTCCACAATCCAGGCTTATTTCGAGAGGTACAAGGTACCCCCGGATCAGCCCGCATTTAAGGCAGAAATCTTTGCTTTGGCGCAGCGATTCTTGAATCCATATTCGCCAGAGGCCGCGGCCTTCCAGAACGACACCGAGAACTTTGTTCACGTATTCATGCCCACGGTTACGGATAGCAGCGCCAAGTTGGCCAAGGCGTTATACGACCACATGATTAGAACGTGTCGGTTTGATGCCCAGGCCAAGGCGCTGATCGAGGAAGCCCAGCGAAACCAGAACAGTGACAACTTCTTGAGTGAACTCTCGAAGCGGTCCACTGCGCTCGACATGGAGCGCTCACGGGCCTTCAGTGCCCCGAGCACCGCGTTCAATCCCTATGAGAAAATCGAGCAGGTTCCTCGTGTTCTCTCCGGTGTCGATTTCCTTGACGTCCGGGTTGGTGGTGGGCGTGGGCTGGTCCAGAGTGCTGCCATGGGGCTCGTCGCCCCAGGTGGTGGTGGCAAGACCACCCTGGGTAACCAGATCGTTATCGCCCAGGCCATGATGGGGAAACCCGCTATTATGGCGATTGCGGAACAAGGCATGGATGCCGATTACCGCAGGAACGTGTTGGCATGTGCAACCGGGTTATCCACGAATACTTTGCTTGACCACGGTGATGACGTCGTCAAGGCAGCGATCGCGATGAACCTTGATCGGGACATCACCATGGATCGCCTGCAGAAACTGCAGGACAACGTGAAGTTCGTGGATCTCGTCAATGCACATGACGGCGATCTCACCAGTGTTGAAACCGCTATTGAGATCGCGGCGACCAGTGGTGATGGTCGCTTCCGTATCGCGTATTTTGATTGGGCGGGTGCCATGGGTGAGATGGCGAAGGCCCGGAAGTTCAGAGGCAACAAGTGGGAGACCGACGATCTCCGTGGACCCACCTCATTCGTGGCCGCCTGGGCAGCCGAGCTCGCCCAAAAGTATAACATCTGCATTGTGCTGTCACATCAGATGTCTGGTGATGCCGCGAAGAAAGGTGCGTTCTTCGATTTCGATCAGTATTGTGGTGCGGATTCACGCACCAATTTCCAGGTCCCCCTCAGGTACTTTGTCACCATTGGCCCCCGTGATCCCAAGACGGGGCGCCAGATCCTGGGGGTACCCAAGGCACGAAATGATAGACCACTTCGTGGTAACGACCGCGTGGTCTTACGTCACACCGGTGAGTTCGCCTCTTTCGAGGAAGCCAAGGATTACTCGGTTTCCAATGGAAGAATTGCATGCAATACGGTGAGCACCAATAAACACTCTGTCCCCAAAGAATAGGAGGAGATATGGCACGCACGGTATTAAACCCGGCGCTCTTCGATGCCCTGACCTCCATCTTTGGGAAGGTCAGGGTGACGTCGGAGGGTGAGAACGCGAGATGGGCATGGGATCTGACAAAGACCCCACGAGTACCAAGAATTGAGTACGGTGGTGAGCAGTATTATGTGTGTTGTCCGGTATGCGGAGACACCAAGTATCGACTTGAAATCGGGCATCGCCTCCTGACTCCATTGGATCGCAATACAGCACCCGAGATCCTCAAGTACACTTACAAGTGTCATAACGAGGGCTGCAAGTTTCATACCCACCCCTCATTCGCCGCTGTCGAAGATTACATGAAGAAGCACCCCGATCTCGTCGGGTTCTCTGTGGCGCGAATAATGAGTTCACAGACTTCAAAACAGAATGGGCCTGAGATCTCGGTTACTCAGGATCTCCCCACCGGAGTCCTACCTTTGCGGGATCTCCCCAGTGGGCACCCCGCACGGGAGTTCGTGGTCAACAAGTATGGTTTTGACCCCGATGTCATCAGCGACTATTTCAAGGTCGGGTATTGTGCTACACCGGATCCCAGGTATCCCGCGGCGTACAATCGGATCATCTTTCCCATCCTACAAGACGGGAAATGGGTTTCCTGGCAGGGGAGATCCCTGGACCCCCAGGCTACTCAGCGATGGTACTTCCCCACGGGATTCAAGAAGGTGTTATACAACTGGGATAACTTGCCACGCCAACGCGGTGATGTCGTCGTGATCACCGAAGGCATCCCGGCCTCGATTGCCAGTGGCCCCTCGGCCACCGCGATCTTTGGCAAGGATCTCGATCCCAGGCGGGTAAGCCTCATCGTCAGGGATTTCAAGACAGCGGTCATCGCCTTGGATCCCGAGACCATGCTCCCGGATCCCGCAACACGTCGGAAGATAGGAGTCCGGTATGACCCTAATGACAACGGACGTATCTTTGCGCAGGAGCTCAAGGATCGCTTGGATCGCGCGGGGCTCCGAATCCCTGCCATGCTGCTCAGGTATCCCCCTGATGTCATGGAGGCCGCGAATGCGGCGGTGAAGCAACGCAAGGCTGAGCAAGATGGCTTGATCCCTAAAATGGAGAAGTCGAAGCGATTGAAGGTTCCTGATCCCGCTGACCTCGGTTGGGCTGTGATGCGGGGTCTCCTGCAAGCCCTACCGGCATCCCATAGGAGTGCACACCTTGGCTAAAATCATAGCACAGGCGACCACACGCTCTGTGGTCGCCGAGGTCATTGATCTGGATCCCGATCACCTCGCCGCAGTCCGGGTGCTACGACCCGAGCTATCCGAGGAGCAGGCCGCCCAGTACATCTGCAACAGCATCATCACGCTGCCCGAGGTAAAGCTCCCAGGGCAACCCGTACATCTCCCCGGGTGCATCCTCGACAACCCCCCGGTTTACGAGTGGCGAAAGGGGGTCCCCATTGTTTACATCACACCTCCGGCGACCCGGGAGGATCTCAGCATCCAGAGCCACCTCAGCGATGACGTCGGGCTCTGGTTGAGAAACGAGATCGCGGGTTCAGGTCTCAACCTCAAGGACATCTTCCTGACCGCATCGATTCGGTTCCCACTGGGTGAAGGCATGACCTCGTATCGCGAGGCCCACAAGAAGTCGAATGCGGCCTTGTTCAGGGCTGACATCCTGGGGCTCAACCCCAGGTTGATCATCGCGAGTGGATCCGAGGCTCTCAAGGGGTTGTTTGGTAGAAATGCCAAGATGGACAACTATGAGGGTCAGTTCCACGACTGGCATGGTACCACGGTTCTCGTGGTTCCCAGCCACAACCAGTTCGCCTATGGGCATGCCTCACTCGATGTCTTCCGGAGTTACCTGGAGCGCGCCCGTGACTTCCTGATCTTTAACGGGGTCAGTCAGGTCCAGGTCGATCGCTCCAAGTACAGGGTCTGCACATCACCGGGGGAAATCGAGGCGACCTGCAAAGAGGTCATCGCCAAGGTGGAATCCGGTGAAGTCGAAGTCGTCGTTTTCGATACCGAGTTCGGAAACGATGTAGCCCGGGAGGAGGC